GCATCAAGAGACTTCTTCATATTAGCAACTTCATCACCAAGTGACTTAATTGTTGCTGTTAGATCGCCAAAGGCATTAGTAACAGATTCCTTGATTTCTGCAATTGCATTTGCAATTACTTCATCAGCCTTTGCAACATCTTCTGCTGCTGGTGCTTCAGGAGTCTGAATTGCATCTTCTACTGAAGATGTAGCACTATCTTCTACAACAGAGTCAGACTTTTCTGCTTCAGCAACTGGTGCTTCTGCTTCTACGACTGCTTCTGGTGCTTCTGTTGGTTGTGCCTCTGGAGTGACCTCTGCGGATACTGCTTCTGCTTCTGCAACTGGTGCATCAACTACTGCTGTTGTATCTTCTGACATAGGGTTTACCTCCTTGTTAATCTTAGAAGTATTAATGCCTTTAGCACTATCAACTAAGAACTTTATCATGTTTGCTTTTTCTGAGTCATTTTTTTCTACAAAACCAATGTTCTTCATTTCGTTGCCACTTATTGGGCTAACGTATGTTTCTTCATCAGAAGTTAAAACAATTCCTGTTTCTTCATCATAAAAAACATTTTCTACAACTACATCTGCTAGGTCACCCTTAATAACATCTACACCGTCAACTTTTTCAACAGACATAATGCTTGCAAACTGATTTGCTGGTGAGTCTACAAGACTTAACTCTACAAGATCGTAGTCTTTAATAATTCTAATTGATTTTTCTAATTCTTCGTTGTATGCATCATCCCACTTATTCATTCTTCCCCCGATTGAAAAACCAGTATAGGTTCCATCAAGAACCTTTTCCCATGCATCTGCTGCACCCTTTGAAATATAAGTTGATACATAAACACCTTTATAAAACTTTTTTGTTTCTGGATCAAAATACTTTTCTTCTTTAAAAGAAATCATTTTTCCTACGGCTGATGGCTGATGCATTTCACGAATATTTCCACGGAATTTTGCAAATGCCTTCATTGAAGCCTCTGTTGTTACAATATCATATTGCTTGTCAAGATTATCAAGAGAAGCAAATCCAGAGACTATACGCTTTTCTACGTCTACTTTTCCAAAGGGCATTGATAGACGAACATTGTCGCCATCAGTGGTCCAAAAAGCCTTATTTATGTTCATATCGTATTCCATTATACCAAATGTTTATGCAGATTTCTCAACTATTGAGACGCTCTGCCTTCACCCTTCGGATTTCTACCAGATACCGTTGCTGGTCCATCGGACTGGCTGTTGGTTCTTTCTGCATCTCTAGAACGATTTCCATTTGCTGCTGCGTCTGCTGCTTGTCTTGGACTCAACTGAAGCGGAGTATCTCCGTGTTCAGCCTGTGGCAAATCCAAAATCTCACGTGCCTCATTAGGAAGCATAATCTGATTCTTAACATATCGCTCAAGAATTTGAGACTGTGCGATCTCATCTGTAAGAGTAAGTTCGTTAAACTTAAACTGAAGAATATCCGTTCTTTCTTTAATTATTTTTCCAATAATTTTTTCAAGATGCTGTTGTTCTGGGCGAGACACTTGCTCCTTAAAGGTTCTATCTTGTGAGAGTGCTGCTGCAAGTCCTGATTCTGATCCACCAAGTTTAGAGATAGGTACCTGATGTGCAATTAAAATATCATCACGATTTTGCTTGCGATATTCTTTAAATGAGCCGTCCTGAATACCATTTTCAATAGGATCCATTTTAAACTCAACCTTTGACTGATCATTATCTCCAGGAAGTGGTATGTACAAAGTTCTATGTGATTGTGACTTTAGTCCTGTCTGCAAGAATCTAAACATTTTATCTTCAGCATCAGCAGACAACTTAGCGCCTTTGAGAGTAATTACATATCTTGGTACCGCTTTATTTTCAAAATAATCAATATTATACTGTGAAGCAAGTTGGTCACCAATAAGTGAAGGAAGCGCTGCAATAATATCTGGAACTCCATAGTATGTGTTTAATGGAGAATAATCTTTAAAGTGAATAATTTCATTTGGACGATTATCTGCTGTTAATGGGTTTCTGTTTGTAGCACCAAAGTTTCGGAAATAAACAACCTTTGGTCCAATGATTTGAACATATCCATCACGGATACGACGAACACGCATTGTAGTTGATGGAATATGACCTAAGTATCCAATTTCCCCACTTACTGTTCTTCCAATTTCCATATATCCGTTTCCAGTTGCCTGAAGATCTGTATAGATTTTTTCCATTGTACGTGTAAAACTATCGTCATCGTTTAAAGACTCAAGCCAATCACGAAGTTCTAACTTTGCTCGTTCAATACGATTACGAGCACGACTAGTTGCTGCCTGATCTGAATTATTTTCAAGACTCATCATTGTGCGATCTGTTACATCAAATCGGTAACCAAGACCAACAACATTTTCTACCTTTGCGTCAATCGCAGCATGATTAGCAAAAGAAGTATCATAAAAGTTAGCAAGTTCGTACATGTTGTATGGTGGTGTAATTACATCAAATAGTCCGTAACCATTTCGGTACACTAAGCCAGGGTTTATTGCCTTTGATCCAGCATCTTTAAGTCCTTTAGGATCAGCATTTGCTGAATCAAGATAAGGGGTACTAAGAAGATCAATATTTCCATTTGTAGCAAGATAACCTTCTTGTGTCATTGCCTTGTTTACTTGTCTGGTTATACGACGTTTAAAGTTATCTTCAAGTCCCCCAAGATTTTTTAATTCGTCCCAAGACTTATTAAAAGGATCGCTATTCTTAAACTGGCTTTCTTGTTTTTCGTTTGTTCCAATCCTTGCTTCAATATAATCGCTATTACTCATCAAACTGATCCTTGCCTGCTTTGTTAAGAGTTTGTTGTGCTGCATGCCAAGCACCAAGATCATTCATTGATGGAATTAATCCAGACTTCATTCTGTCCATTTGCTCTGAGTATTCTTCGTCTGTAATTCTTGTAAGACCAGGTACAAATACGGCTTCACCGTCTCCCTCATCCCCATAGTGCTTTGCTGCTGCCTTTAGTTCTGCAATTTTTGTAAGGTCGTTACGCATAGATTCAATATTAAGTACGTTTCCGCTACCATCAGTAAACCACTTACCATTTGATTTCTTATATACGTATAGACCCCAGTTATACTTCTTTTCAATTACTTGTCTGCGAACATTTTTTACTAGTGGTTCGCCAGTTTCAGGGTTAATTAATGAATCCATAACCATCAGTATACCACATTACACTGGGGTTTTGACTATGGACTGCCAGTTTTTCTCGGTATATATCTTTAATTTGTCATCATCAAACAAAATTCCCTCTTGGTCATCAACAATAATCTTATTGGTTCCTACATAAGATTTATAAATATCGTCTGGATTTGTTGAATATAGATTTGAGGAAGAAATAACAAGAACCTCTTGCCATACATAGTCGTTGACCCAGTACTGCCAGTCTAGATCAATGATTCCATCATTTTTAACGCTAATCCACGGTCTTGATATATACCTTTGAAGTTGTTGAAGGCTGTTTGCCTGATAGTATGAAATATTGTTAAAAAGCATGGGGCCACTAAGACTAATTGCTCCAGTATAGGAGTCAAAATTTAAAGAATTTGAAAAAGAAATACCAAGGGATAGCCACTCTCCAATACCAATTTTTGGCTCTCTAACTAAAACACCATTTACATAATATGCAATTCCACTAACATCTTCTCCAGTTAGTAAACTTTTTGCATATATTGTTGCCCGATTTTTTTTATTGGTGTCTGCAACAAAATAAAACTTAATTGTATCGTTTTTATATCTTATGTCAAATAACTCTAACGAGTTATCGTCAAATGATACTCCGTCATACCTCATCCAAAGTTGAGCAGCATTAATCTGATAAGAAGAAGACTTTGAATCATTTATTGATATTGCAACTCCACGACTTACATCAGCATCAAAAGTTCCACGAATTTTTATTCCTGAATCTTTTGTTAAATAAAGGTACGGACTGCTTCCTTTATAAATACTAAATGGGTTTTTTGTTTTATAGTCATAATACAATCCAGTTTTTTTATAAGGAAACATTTTAACACCAAACTTTGTGCCAATTTCATTAAATGAGTTATCGTTTAAAGACTGAGAAGCAATTTCTAGTTTTTTAATTTGCAAAGATTTCTTAATAGTTCCACGGACAAAAAATTCAATATGATAAACAATTGCAAGTTCGTTAAAGTCAATAGTTTTACTTGGATACAAAAGTGTTCCATTGATAACTTCAAACTTAGTTCTTAGCCAATTTGGATATAGGTCAATGTCAATAACTCCATCAATATTTGGCTTTTCTTCATAAATAAAATAGTCCTGTTGTTCGTTTGCCCCATTTTCTATGTATTGAAAAGTTATATATGTTTTTACAAAAGCGTTTTCTGTATCATAAAACTGATACGGCTCTACAAGTTGTTCTCCAATTATTGATGTTGATGGATAGTCAATGTTAAACTGTAAAAAATCTAAATCATAATATTCTGTACCATTTTTATTTTTAATATTTTTTCCAAAATATGATAATGGTTGATAGTCTTCCCAATACCCGTATGAAGAAATATCAAAATAAAAAGAACCATACTCTTCAATTGGAACAAGGGTATAACTTGCTGTATGATCAAGTAAATCCTGAGAAGAAGATAGCAAAGCAATTCCATTATCATCAAAATGATCTTTAATTATTCTTGAGTTAAACTTTGTAGAAAAACCAAAAGAATACATTTTTCCAGTAAAAGAATACTGTGGATTATCTTCTCCTGCGACATAAAGTTTTAAACCATTTCTATTTCCAAAAAATGTTGAAACATTTCCACCAAAAACATTAACCAAATCTTCTATGATAAAACCAACTGAAAATTTTTCATCCGACATGATTTCATCTGATGTATATATTTCTTCTTCAATTCCATTATATACAAGATAATAATATATCTGGTCATTATTTTTTCTTACACCAAAAAAGTTTCCAGTTACAGAATTATAAATCTTAAACAGTGTTTCTTCTGAAGATAAATTATCAGAACTAAATATTCCAAAAACAGCATGGACCTCATCATTTAAAACATTAAAAGAATTAAAATTAATATATGAGTGATTATTGTCCCATTCAGAGTTTGGATGAAAAGTTGTAAACTTATAATCTTCAGATTGGATGTCTTGATTATCTAGATAAAAATCATTTAGTGACTTTGTGCCAGTAACTATTTCAGGCAAACTATAATTTGGAAGAGTCAAGTATGATGACGTTGTTGCAATATTGTCAAAGTTTCCTTGTGACCATTGTGCAAAATTAGGATAAGAGTAATTTGCTGTGTAACCAGCAAATGGGTAATCAATAAAAACTGATGTTCCATTATAAGAAGAGTTAATTGCTTGTGTTGGCAAAACTGCTTGACCATATACCAGTCTACGCTTTGCAACATTGATTGGCACCTGATAAGGGTATATGGCTACACAGTCAATTTCAAACGGATCAACATCATTATACGCATAAAACCCTAACCAGTCTTGATTTTTATTTTGACTATCAAGTTCGTTTGGCAAAGAAAGATTGTCTGTGTCTATAATAAAAGAAATAACTTGTTCTCCATTAATTAATACTGATGCTGAGTCACGAATTAATCTAATCTGAATAAGCATTGGCCTAAACCATTCTCCAACAAAATGAGAACCAAAAACGTTTCCAATTGCAAAAGTAAGAAAACCATTATTTACATACAAACCATCTGATGAGCCTATTGGACCAAAAATTCTTTTATCCGTAGTTGCACTTGAATTTATTCTTGCCCAAAATTCAACTGTATAGTCAAGGTATTGACCCTTTTTATTTAAAAATCCTTTGCCAGGCACAATTATAGAAGCGTTATCTGATGGTAAAACCTTTGTTACATTTGTTGAACCATAAACCATTGGAATACTTGTATTTCTTGCAAGCAAGCCATTAGAATTTATGTAATATCCATTTTCATCAGAGATTCCATATGGTTCCGCTAATATTCCTTGTTGTCCACCATATACTGAAATTTCTGAAGGAATGCTTGTTGAGTGTACACCTAAAGATGTTACATTAAACTCTTCTGACCACTGACCAGCAGTTATTCCATTTACATAAAACCTATATGCTTCTGTTGTTACCGCACCAGAGGTTGTTGTTATTTTTAAAACAACTCTAAACTCAGCATCAATATCTGGCGTTTCAAATGTTTCAGAAACAAAAAGCCAAGCCTGTGTTGAATTTGTTTCAAAAGTTTTCATATTAGAAATATTTGCTAATGTATCTGGGTCTGTATATTCATATCCAATAGAAATTGATTGCATGTATGCACTATCCGAAAATACATAAGATCCAACACAAAAACTTCCAAAATCTTGATTTAGTGAATTAAAATTAACTAGGTTTGGACTAACAACAATAATATCGTTTGTATCTCCAGATGGGACATCACCCTCAAGAACTGTTGTTGGGCTATCTATAAAAGGTTCACCAGTTATTGCTGTTCCTGAGTACGCTATGCCACCAGAAATATCCCATTCTACATCAATCTCTCTTTGTGACTCATTAATTAAACTTAAGTAGTCTAACTTATCATCTAATGACCAAAGACCTATTGGGTGTTCCGCAAATACCTTTTCTGCATATAAATTTGATGGAATAGACATTGTTCTCCTATCCTCTTATTATAGCAGGCTAAAGACTAGTAAAACTTAATCTCACATGCATCAGTTGAGCAATATGCTTCTCCTGCTGCCTCAAGATTTTCAATACCATCATAAATAGCAGACCAGTCAATCTTTCCAATCTTACCTACGTATGCATTGTATTCTTCTCTTGTGATTTCTGTATAAGGTTGCTGTGGATAAGTCTTGTTGCCCATTGGAAGGAATGATACTGCCTTGAGTTGTCCCTCGTACATATTGAGTGCTGGAGCAACAAACTTCTTCTCTTCTTCCTTATCAAATGATAGAGTTACAGAAACACCATTATCAGACCAGTACTTCTGAGCAGTTGCTGCCAAACCAATTTTTTCAAATAGGCTAACTTGTTTTTCAGAACGCTTGTGTCCTGATGCAACTGGGAAATATACTACTGAAGTATTTGCTGATACTAAATCGTCTTCAATTTTATACCCCGCTGCTTTGAATAAATGAAGCATTGGATCTTGATTACCAAAACGAATAGCACGAAGATAGAATTCTCCTCCAGGTCCCCAGTGAACTCCAGGAGTAGCACCAGAAAGAAGTGATACAGATCCTGATGGCTTAACTGTTGTTACACGAACTGATTCACGAACACAAAGCCATTCTGAATATGAATGATCATATTTACGAATTGTATTATATCCTTCATCCATCCACTCACGAATAACTGGAAGACCATGCTCGTCAGCGAATGCAGCAATACCTGTAAGAGATGTACCAATACGGCGATTACGCTGCATAATGCCGTTTGTCTGCTGCCAATGTGTTGGCATAAGTGTTACGGTCTTTCCATAAAGATAAGCAAACTTCAACGTTTTGAGGAAGTCCTCCTTGGATTCATGACGATTAAGATGCACTTCTACAAGTGTACACAATTCGTAACTTTCCAATGGCTGCTCCGCACAAGGGTTAAAGCCCATAATGCGAGTGTCCTTGTAATCAGGAGCATCTGCAAGACGGCCATAATCACGAGCAACATCAAGCCAGATAAAACCTGGTTCTCCGTTGTCTGCAATTAAATCTACATAGTCTTCATACTTTGTTCCAACTTCAGCAGCAATAGAGTTGTTGCTCATCCATGCCCAACCTGGTTTTTGTGGATCGTATGAATTTCTTTCTGGGAATACTTCTGGATTCTTAAGATTAATAAAACCTTCATCTTCTGGTACACCAAGTGCAAGAGTTGCAGAACGACGAACATTTCCAGAAACAACACAGGTACCAATAAGGTTTACAATATCTACAATAGCACGACTGTCTAGGGCTTCTCCTGCTCTAGAACCTATTACATTACGAATACGTGTATGGAGATCAATAAGTGGTTGTGGACCGCTTGCAACGCCTCCAAAGCCCTTAATAGGGGCTCCTAGAGGACGGATAAGGTCATAGTTAAATTCCTGAATTGGCTGATTCTGTCGTAAAAATGAGTTGATTAAAAGACGAACTGATTCTACCCATCCTTCACGAGTATCTGGGATTTCATAGATTGATGCTGGCTCTGTAGGAGCATAAATAGACATTTGCTTATCTTGTCCAAGGGTATCAAAACCTACACCAATACCCAGCATTAATGCATCCATTACCCAAGAAAATAATGCACCAGGATCATTACGATCAATGTCACGAGTAGAAACCATAGCACAGTTTTGCAGGGAAGCAGAGTTACGCTTCTCCATAGTCATAGGTGTACCAAATGCCCATAGACCACGACCTGGTGGAGTCCACTTCAATTCAAACATTCTCTGAAAGGCTTCTTGTGCTGACTTCTGAGCCTTATTATCATTCCATGGAAGACGATTATCTTTAGCATGGTTTTTCTGTACTGAATACATACCCTCAATTACACGACGGCAAACCTCATGCCAGCGTTCTTTAGTTCCATCTTCCTTGACACGAGAATATGTACGAATAAATGTAATCTCTCCTAACGAGTTGGAACCTGCATCTGAGAATCCAAATGGGGCTGGAGTATTATTATATTTATTTACAAATTCATCTGAAAGACGAAAAGAGAATACGGTTTCTGACATTTATTTACCTTTCATAGCAAAAATAAGTTGAGTACTTTGTAAATTCCAAAGTAGTGTTAAGTATATCATACAATTAAAAAGAAAAACACGCTCAATAAGAGCGTGTCAATCTTTAGTTTAGAGTTAGTGCTTTACTTTTTTAAAAGTGCTATGCACCAATCAACATTAATTCACTGAATGCTGCACCTGCTGCTGCAGTTCTCCACTCTGGAGCAGTTCCTGCATCGTTCATGTACATTACCTGATTTGCAGAACCCTTTGCAAGTTTAGCAAGAGTGTCTGTTGCTGAAGCATAAATCATGTCTCCTGCAGTAAACCCTGTTAGTCCAGTACCACCCTTTGTTGTTGCAATTGTTGTTGCATTCCATGTACCAGTTGTCACAGTACCAAGAGTAACAAGTGATGTGTTTCCTGCTGTTGCAGACTTTGAATCAATCTGTGTCTGGATTGAAGATGTTACACCATTAAGGTATCCGATTTCTGTATCAGATACATCTGCAACTCTTGCTTGAATTGTTGATGTATTGACATCAAATTGAGAAGTTGAAACGTTCCAAGTAATTCCTGATCCAGCAAGTGTTGACTGGTCAACTTCTGCGTTGCCAACTGCACCATCCACATAAGCCTGTGTAGCAACGTCAAAACCACCTAAAGTTATTGATGATGCTGCAAGTCCTGCCACTTCAAGATCATCAAGAGATCCTTGTGTAAAGTCAACTGTTGTTGTTGGTTCTGTAGTTACACCCTTAAATAGTTTCCATGTGCTTGCAGATGTGTCTTTTACAAGTCCTGCATGCTTTGCGGTACCGTCGTTATATCCAACTACAATACCTAGGTCAACTGTATTTGCTGCATTCTGATGAGCAAGTTGAAGTAAGTTATCTTCAATTGTGATAGATGTTGCTGATGCTGCAAAGTTAGTTCCATTTACAGTAAAGTCACCATCTACAACAAGATTTCCATCAATTTCTACGTTTGCTGTAAAGTTTGCTCCAGCAAGAGAAGCCTTTGCGTCAAGTGCTGTTTGTGTTGCAGTTGAAACTGGCTTATTTGCATCTGAAGTATTATCAACATTGCCAAGGCCTACGTGGGTCTTTGTAACACCAGAAACAGTTCCAGTAAATGTTGGGTCTGCTGTTGGTGCCTTAGAATTAATTTGAGTTTGAATTGATGAAGTTACACCGTCAAGGTATCCAATTTCAGTATCTGAAACACCTGAAACAACTGCCTGCTTTGCATTTAACTGTGTTTGAATTGCTGAGGTTACTCCGTTTAGATATCCAATTTCAGTATCTGAAACATCTGCTACACGAGCCTGAATTGCTGTTGTATCAACAGATATTGCACCTGTTGAATCATTGTATGAAAGACCAGTTCCTACAGAATCTCCAACAGCATCTTGTGCTCTTTCGTTTGTGAAGTACTTATTGGTAGATCCTTCTGTAAGGTTATCTGTTGTAGAGTCAGCGACTCCATTTTCAGCAGAAATTGTAAGACCATTCTTATCACCTGTAATTGTAATGTTAGACTTTGTTGCACCTGTTAGGAGTGATGCTGCAAAAGCCTTTGTTGCTAATTCTGCTGTGTCTGCAATACCGTGAACATTTGTGGTGTCATTTTGATGGTTTGTTAGGTTTGTAGCAACTGTTGTGAAGAATGATGGGTCATCTCCAATTGCTGCTGCTAGTTCATTTAATGTGTCTAGTAGACCTGGAGCACCGTCAATAAGGGTATCTGCGTCTACGAAGTAGTTAAGGTCAGCCCAGTGATTAGTACCATCACCAATCTTAAATTTATTATTATCTGATTCCCAACCAATTTCACCTGGATTAAGGATTGGGTTTGCAGTTGTCCACTGCTGTGCAGTTCCTCTGCGCTGTTGCATTCTTATTGCCATTTTATATACTCCTAACGTATATTATTGTTATTATACCAGATAATTAATTAAAATTATCAACTGCAATTCCACCATCCCAGGTTGACTCAAAAGCATTTTGATTATAGTAACCAGCATCTACATAATCACCTGGTTCATTATAATACCCAGCATCTTTAAAAATACTTACAACAAGACCAGTTCCGTCAATTGCAGTATCGTGAATGTGTTGTGGTAGGTCTAATGTGTCATCAAGCAATGCTAATGAGTTCCATGCAGAATTAATATATAGATATAAGTGCTCAGTTATGTTATCAAAAAATAACTGTCCTTCTTGTGCTGGATCTGGAAACACATTTCCTGAAGGCACTCTAAAGCCAGCAATTGCATCATCTACATATTGTTTAGTTGTTGCATGTTCCCCACTGGTAGGAGTGGAAACAGTAACTGTACCTCCAAATAAGCCGTTGTTTGTAACAACAAGTCCATGTTTTACTCTGAAGTCTTTAGTTACTGTTGCCATCTCTTACTCCTTTTTAATTATGCTAGTAGTGTTCCAACAACATTAACTGTTGAGTTATTGTTGATTGTAGTTACACGAAGTCTTACATCGTTACCGTTTATATCGGCAGAAATTGTCATTGATGAACCATTAGTTCCAACAATTGCATATTCTGTGATTGCGATATTATCTGAAGTGTCAAGAGTTAAAATAACCTCTGCAACTTCTGTGTGTGAGCCGTATGCTGTCTTTACTAAGAACTTTGCTGAACGATAGTCAGCCTTAGCAAATGAGTATGCGGTTACGGTTGATGCTGTAGCAACTAAGCCAGTTGTTGCTGCAATCTGCTTAGCAATTGAATCAATCTCAACTGCTTCAAAGTTTGGAACAACTGCCTCAAGAGCATCTACTGCTCTTTGGTTTGTGAAATAAAGGTTTGTTGCACCTTCTGTTAGGTCATCAGTATCAGAATCTGCTACACCATTTTCTGCTGTAATAGTAAGTCCTGCACCTGTACCTGTGATTGTGATGTTTGTAAGTGAGGCATTAGTCAAAAGATCTGCTGCTGCATCCTTTGCACGACCATCTGTGAAGTAGTGGTTTGTTGCACCCTCTTCAAGATCGTCTGTTGTAGCATCATCAACACCGTTTTCAGCAGTGATAGTAAGTACGCCAGAAACCTCAGTAATTGAGATATTAGTCTGAGTTGAAGCAGTTAATACATCCTTTACACGCTGTGTTGTGAAGTATTGATTTGTTGCACCCTCAGAAACATCATCAGTATCAAGAGTTACAGTCTCACCAAGTGCAGTTGCATATCCGTTAACTGTGATTGATGAGTTTGTAAGTGATGAGTTAGCAATATTTGAAAGGGTATTGTTTGAAGCATCAATTGTCTTGTTTGTAAGAGTCTGAGAATCAGATGTACCAACAATATCTCCAGTTACACCGTGAGTTGATGTTAGTGCAGCGTGAGTTCCTACTACTGAAGTAGCCTCTCCTGCAGGATCATACCAGTCATCAACAGTTGTACGGTCAATTGAAACTTCAAGACCATCTACTGTGATACCTTCGCCTGCTGTTACAGAGCCTGCACCAGAGAATTGTGTCCATGACTGGGCAGAGAAATCTGTTAGGTATGGGTTATTTTGTACCCAAGAAGTTCCACCGTACTGTGTACCTTCTGCAATGTAGATTGCTGCACCAAGAAGTTCTCCAAATGCATCAGCATCTGTTGAACGAGTAAGTGTCCATGTTGTTCCATGGTTGTAAACATAAATACCAGCATCTGATCCACCGTCGTTACCACTTGTTACGAGAACACGGAGTCCGTCTTCTCCCGCACCAAATAGGTGTCCATCAACTGTAAGAGGTGTGGTTGAATATGTTGCAGTAAGAACTGGTGTTGCTGCATCGTAAAGCACGTGTGCTGCATTCTTCCAGTCAAGACCTGAAATTGCATTGTCTACATATGAGTGAGTTGCAATCTCATGTTCTGCTGAAGCAGAGCCGTAGTATGCTTTCTTTCCTCCAGCAGCATTTGGATTAAGAAGAATATCTCCATATGTTGATGTAATCTGAACATCAGAATCTACTGCTACCGTCTTAAGGTGAAGGTCTCCCTGGTTAGCCTGAACATCAAAATCATGGCTTACTGCACGAACAGCAATTTCACCTTCTTCTGAAACTGTTACGCCATCTGAGAAGTAGAGTGTATCAATAATTCTTTTGTTTGAAAGATCTTGTGTGTCAGTTGTTCCAACTACTGAACCAGTTACTCCATGTACTCCTGAAGATGCATTTGTATGTGTATCAAGATTATCTTGAACATCTCCTGCTGCACCATTTGCATCGTACCAACCATCTACAGTTGTGCGATCAATCTTAACTTGTGCATTATCAATGTGAAGACCACCAGCGACATCAGCAGAAATAGTTCCTGTTGCGCCAAATGTAATTCCGTCTCCACCTTCTAGTGAATCCCATACACGCTGTTCTGTAAAGTACTTGTTTGTTGCACCCTCTTCAAGATCGTCAGTGTCTGAATCTGCTACGCCATTTTCAGCAGTAATGTGAAGATCTCCAGAGATTGTTTCAATAGTGATGTTAGTCTTTGTTGCTCCTGTAAGAACATCCTTAACACGACTATCTGTGTAGTACTTATTTGTTGTACCTTCTGCAAGATCATCTGTGTCGTGGTTTGAAATATCTGATACTTGACCAGTTAAATCTGCTGTAATTGTTCCTGCAGCAAAGTTTCCTGAGCCATCACGCTTTACAACTGTATCTGGTGTATTATCTGGTGTTGCAGTTCCACCAATAAGATCAATAATGTAATCTTGGTCATCCTGCTTTTTTGTAAGAATGTCAAGTCCGTCAATAGTACCTGTTGTACCTTCAACGACAAGTCCATGCTTAATTTTAAAGTCTTTGTTGACTGTTGCCATTTTTTATCTCCTTTAATTAAGCCTTCAACCCAATACGTGCATAACGTAGGGTGATAGGGGTTATTCCTTGGGCTGGTGTAACAGTGAGGGCAACCGTGTTACTAACCCTGGAGACGCTAATGGTGCCAATATTCCCATCGGTGTCTATAGTTCCATACTCGCTAACAGAAACATCTTCTCCGTCAACTAGGATGGTCATCTCTGTGGCGTAAAATTTATTATCGCCAGCAGAAGTCTTTGCTATGGAGATTATGTACTTTACCATTCTCCATTGTGTAGCATCAAAATTATCAAATACGGTAACATTTTCAATTCCATAAATTGTATTGTCATTGTTACCAAAAGAACCAAGATTGGTTGCTTGTCCTGCAGTTGTGTCAATTAAATCTACATAGTCTTGCTGGGAGGGACGATCACCAGTCTCAAACTTGGTCTTTACGTTTGGAATTGATATTTGGGCCATGTATGTATTATAACATAATTAATTATAAGTTTTAAATAATCCAGTTGCTAAACCCAATAACCTGGATTCCAATTCCTGGGGGATTTGAAGAAGAATACCCTTCAATCCCAATAGTTGTAAACCTTACCCTAAAAGGAAGAATTGATTCAATCTGAGTCAGAGGAGCAGAATACTTTATTCTTGTTATCGGATAATCTACAGACTCTGGAATTGCAACTCTTTTTCTGTAATCATCAATAATTACAGCAGTAGCCATTAGTCAGTTACATCCTCAATGATTATCATCTTACCCTGGCAAACTGTCCAGACTCTATCTGCATCGCTTAACTCAACATCAAATACATCTCCAGTTTGAAGTTGAATTGTTTGTGCAGCAGTAAGAGAAACTGTAAACTCTCCTACTCCATCTAGTGGAGTTGGTGCTGGAATAATTGTAAAAATTGTACCCGCTGAATCCTGAGAAATATCTCCTGCCACGTCTGGTCTTCTAAATTCACAAAGAATATTCCAATCTTCAATTGTTAGTGGATCTTGGTTATCATCTGTTGTGTAAACTCTAAATGCAGCAGTATCGCCTCTAACAACAGTCCAATTAACAATTGGTGGTCTTAAACCAACGTCGTAAGAATTTTTTATTTCTTGCCCTCTATAAGTAGCCATAGTTCTTTTATTATATCATATATAACTAATAATATATTTTGTTATCAAATTGTTATAATCATATGGGACAAAACGGACATTGATGTTGTACTTGTCAGTAGATTGTGTTATACTAGATTATGAGACCAAAAAGGTCTCATTCGTTTCTTAGGAGGTAAAAACTATGAAAGAAACAAAAGTGTGGTTGGGAATTATGATTTTGGTGGTTTCATCTGCTATTTTTGCAAATAATGCAAATGCTACCTCTAAAAATAATTTACTAACTAAGCCCGTTGAAGTTACTGCTGCCGCCCAAAAAGCGGCATTAGTTGTTTCTAAGGCCAAAAAACTAGAAAGTTATGAAAACATGACACATCTAACAGATGTTCAGTTGAAAGAACTTTTGTCACTTGTAGGCTTTAAGGGAAAAGATTTGGTTGTGGCTTGGGCTATAGCCAAAAAAGAGTCTAATGGTCGTCCTTTAGCATTTAATGGAAACCATAAGACTGGTGATTCATCCTATGGGATGTTTCAAATAAATATGATTGATGGTCTTGGCCCAGATAGAAGAGAAAAATTTGATTTGGACCATAACGCTGACCTATTCAATCCAGTCAAGAATGCAGAGATTGCATACTATATGTCCAGAGGTGGAGACGACTGGTCTTCTTGGAAAGGTATAACCCCAAAGACCAGAATGTGGATGGAAAAGTTTCCTGGTTAAAATTTAATGGGAATAAAAAAATCCCCCTAGGCTTTTGTGCTTAGGGGGTATTTTTTTTATTAAGTTATTAGTTTAGTGGCAAAGAAACTACATTGTCTTCTGAATCTCTTCCAATAAATGAGTTTGTATCAGAATCATATCCCCAACCTGTTGCTGGATGTAGCAATGGATCAGACATTAGGCTTGTAATCTCAATTATTGTAGGATCGCTTAAAAACACTGCAGCCAGTCTATCATCGGTAAAAATGATCTCTGCAATTTCATCATCAACAACAAAGGCAATTGCTCTTGCTTGTTCATGAATAGGGGCTGTATTAACTTCTGTTGGAGGGTTTATATCTCCCACTACACCCTCTTTTGGTCCAGTCTCTTCTGTCATATTATTTCACTTCCTCTGTTTCTATGGCTTCCCATTTTCCTATCGGACAAAATGCTGATGCTAGTTTTGTCTTAAGGACCATTATACACCCACATTCTTTGCATTGCTTTGTTGCTTGAATAAGTCTTGGACAACCCTTACAGATCTCCATTCTTTCTTCTGCAATCTCTTTACTTACTTTCTTTTTTGTTGGATCAATAAGATCCCACGGCTTTGCTGCCCGTCTCTCTGTCATTTATACCCCTTAACTTAGAAACCTGTTGTTTCAAAATCATCAACTGAGTTACCTTGATTGGTTGCTCCAGAAGATGTTTTAATTATACCAAACTTGTTTGACTTTGTATTAAATGTTGGATTAAGATTTCTAGTTGTGTATGGTGTACCAGTGTAATTATCGTTTGGATAACCAACAATTTGTACAGAACCATTAGATGCGGTAGCAACAGTCATTGATGATAGTTTTGGCGCATTGTTTGATGCATCAGACTGAGCAATCTGAGTTCCAGATCCCATGTTGAAGTCTTCAATTGTGCTTGCTGAACCACCTTCAACCTTAATTGTTCTCATGTAGTTTGTAACAGTTGAAACTGTTGCATTTGTTCCACATGAACCATTATAGTATTGAGTAAATCCTCCGATGCTGCAGCAGAACGACCATCTTGCTGCTTCATCACCTTGACAGGTGTTGCAGTTGCAACCAAGGTTTCTTGGTGCTGATCCACCAGTTGGTGAATACTGTACATAAGTTGCTGAACAACTATAACTTACGCCAGTACAGCAACCACCTGGGTTACATCCGTTTCCAGAGCAGCCTCTTGATGAATATCCACCGCAGTTTGTTGATGTTCCAACAGTTCCAAAACTATATGTTGCCATATAATTGTTTGCATCTGTTGCCCAATAAACAAGACCTGTTCCTGGTGTTAATGATCCAGCCTTTGTTGTTCCCCAGTTGCTATTCATTGTAATTACTGCAACTGCAGTTGAAGAAACTGTCTCTGCTCTAGATCCATTAGCATACCAAGTACCTGTAAGTGCTTGCCATTCTGAATCAGCAGTTGTTGTATTTCCTAGTGAAATTGTTGTTGTTCTATTGAATGTATCTCCATCTGCAAGTGGAACTGTATTTGGTGTAAGAGAACTTGATGTTCCTCCAGTAGAGTTTCCGTTTTCGTTAACTGCTAAAACGCTAAATGTGTAAGATACGTTTTGAGCAAAAGCACCAGTAACTGTTAGAGGGCTTGAACTTCCTGAAACTGTTAATGGAATTGATGGATTACTTTGAACTAGGTAACTAGTAATTGCTGATCCACCACCATCTGCTGGTGTAAATGGAACAACTACTGTTGTTTTATTTGTTCTTGTAGGTGTGCCAGTAGTAGGCTGTGCACCAACAGAAGTTGCAGTAATTGAACTAGATGCAGCGGTATTTGCTGTTTGGGTTGAACCGCTTCCTCCAACTGCTTTAACAACAAATGTATACGAAGTTCCTGATTGAAGTCCTGTTACAGTTAAAGGGCTTGATGCTCCTGTTGCTGTAAATCCTCCTGGAACAGATGTAACCACGTATGATGCTGGGATTCCACCTTTTGAATTTCTTGCAAAACTAACAGTTGCTGCTGCATTGTTGTAACCACGACCTGTTCCAACGTTTGATACAGAACTAATAGTTGGAAGTTCTGGAACGTCTGCAATTTTTGCTGATCCAGCAGAACCATCATTGTACTTTTTACCTGTTAGGTTAGAATCACTTGCTTTTCTTACTGCCATAATAGATTACCTCAATCTTTAATTAGGAAATTTCTGAACCAAATGCTGCAAATGACATGTCTCCTGAAGAAGCGTAGACACGAATCAAATCTGAAGCAGCAAGGGTTATTCCAACTGTAAGCATAATTGAATCATTTGCTGGAACTGTTGCTCCGTAAACAATCCAGTGCTTCTGAGTAGTTGAGGCATCTGCTGCTGGACGAACTGCAATACGATAAGTACCTGCTGTTCCAGCCTGATTACATATTGAAATTGTAGAAACCACTGCTGCTGCACCTGCTGTGTAGAGAGTTGTTTCTGTTGTTGCGCTAGGTGCTGCCTGCGCTAGAACCTTATAAGTTGTTGCCATGGTGGATCCTTCCGTTATTTACATATTGTATCATAGATTTTTTAACATCCCATTAGCATAATTACGTTTGGAAGTAAATCTATGTTTTCTCCAAGTGCAACTTCAAACCCATCAACTGTAATAGATGAATTAACCAATGAACTATTGCCAATATTTGTTATTGTATTATTTAGTCCACTTATTGTTTTGTTGGAGAAAGTTATTGAGTTGCTTAGTGTTACCTCTGGTGCTGCCCATTCAAGCCCACTGGCGGTTCCAGAGTTAGCAGTTAGAACTTTTCCATTAGTTCCAACTGATAAAATTGATACAGTCCCAGGACTAGATGCGCTTATTAAAGCGCCCTTTGAGGTTAAGGCAGCAGTGCCAATTGTATCTATATTATTTATTTGAGTTTGCAAGTCGTTAATTGTGTATGCCATAGAAGGGCTTACTAAATTTGATGCATTTGTTTCATTAACATCATAGTCATATGATCCATAATGATATGCTCTTAGTGCTGCCTGAATGTCAGCAGAATCAGCATACCCTGGTATTTTTGTGGGGATTAACTCGCCAATTGTTTCAACTGCCATATTTTCACCTCATAGAGATTATACCACAGTTGTGTTTACTGAAATAAACAGATAAACAGAAACATCTGTAGCAGTCAGTGTTTGCCAAGAACCGCTGTACTCCATTGCCTTTATAGTTATTTGAAGATTTGAACCAGAAACCTGGACATTTGATATAGAGGATGAAACTACGTTTGAATGCTTTATGTTGTGCTGAATATTAAAACTTGAGGCAGTAAACGGAGATCCGCTAACTGTTGCTATTGAAGATATTGGAACTGTAATAGTTGCGGTACCAGAAGAAAAATCAACTGTTGTATCAAGTCTTGAATGTAGTGCTGGATTAACCCTTAGTATTTCTTCCCATTGATTTGATCCTGGCACTGATACATATTGATACATATAAGAATAATTTGTACCTGGAGAAACATTTATGTACAAATCATTTAGTAAAATATTTTGTCCAAATATCGTCCCACCTACAGTAATTCCGTTTGGTTCTCCAGAGCCAACAAATACTTTGCTTCCTCTTTGTCCAGTTGGTCCTATATCAACTGCAACCTCAATTATATCTGGTGGAGCAATTATTGCAAGATCATCAGTATTTACGGGAATGGAAAGCATTAAACTGCTCCAGAGATATCGTCTGTTACTGTTATTGTTCCAGTAACAAGTGTATGAATGGTACCAGTGGTACTAACTATTTCAACGTCATAAACATATGATCCAGCAGTCAAGGATCTTCCTACTGTTGAAGTTATTGTACAAGTTACTGTATCCAAAACATCATCAACAACTGCTTGTGCAACTGTTTGATCTCCTGCAGAACCTCTTACATCAGATATAACAAAGTTTGCTTCAGCGCCAGAACCAGTAAAAGAGTCTAAAGAAAATGTTGTTCCGTTTGCTGATTTCGGGCTAATCACAAACTCAAAAGTGTCGCCACGATAATAACTAAAATTATATGTACCTGGAAATGCCATTATTCCTCCTGATTCATTATATCATGAAACCGATATGTATACTGACGCAAGAACCACTTCACACGGATTGTCAGTCCTTACTTGAGGTATTCCTCCAAAATTTTGAACCTTTTGATCGTGCATGAATATTTTTTGATCAACAGAAAGTTCATAGTCGTACTGATATTTTAAGTTTCCAACATAAGAAATTGGTGAAATAGAGTCTTCAGATAAAAGTGTTTTTAGCCATACCTCTGTGTTATTAGAATATGTAGTCAGTATAAAATTATAACGAATTGTTATAATTGAACCAATATTTAAGGTTTTAAAGTTAAATTTTCTTGTGGTTGAATTCCACAAAGAAACATTGCCTTTTGGCAAAAATTTTTCGTTTGTATTGCCACCAACATTATTTATGTATAGTGTAACCCACCCATCTTGTCCTTGATCTATGCCAGTTCTTTTTTGAATTGGTGATATATTTTCATAGTAACCCCACCCTATTTGCTGTTCTGATGGAGATAAAACACTTTTTCCATCAACCCCATTTTTTCCATCTTTACCTGGTTTTCCTTGCTCACCCTTTTCTCCAGTGAGGCCCTGTATTCCTTGGGGACCTTGTTCACCTCTTGGACCTTGAGGCCCTTGTGGTCCTGGTACTGGCAAAAAAGATAATGTATTTTCTGAATATTGAGAATCTTCTACCTTAGAGGCATAGGTTGATTTTTTAATTGGAGAATCCATACTTTTAGATATTGCCATATCCCTCTCCTACTTTTTTGTTTTAAAAACTGTTCCGTTTATTTTTATTACTGGAGGAATCTTATTATTTTTATCATTAATTTTAATTATCATAGACTACCTACAGGTGTGACATCTCCAAGAACACATATAGTTCCTATTACTGGAGTCCATGTGATTATTGAATTTCCATCTGGAACTTTAGCCTGTAAATCAAATGATAGTTCTGACACAACAGTTTTATACTGAGTTCCCCAGTTTGCTGTTGTCTCTGCTGGGGCTGTTACCGTAATAACGCTACCATCTACTGTTACTGGAAGATCATCTAAAACGTCTGAGGTTGGGTCGTAAGCGGTTGCAGAGTATGTCCAACCTTCTGTGTCAAATTCTGTTATCTCATCATTTTCAAGAAGTGAAACTGTAAAAGAAGAAGAGTCTCCACGAACAACTGTCCATTGTATATTTGCTGGGGTTGCCCCAAATTTTTCTATTGTTGGTGAGCACATATCATTGATTATACCATAATAAATAGGATTAACCCCTAGGGGCAGTGGGGGTGGGTAGAGAGCAACCTAGGGGTCAACCAGTATGATTATAACATTATATTATCAAAAATAGCCAGAGTATATTAAAGTTTATAAAGTTTTGTTATATATTAAATTGTTATCAAATTGTTACAATTACAATATTCCTAATTGTCCGTTTTATCCTAATAGGCCAGGGTATTGATGGTGTATACTTAAAATATATAAAGAAAAGAAATAACTAACTAGTAGGATATATTATATATATTATATATATATTATAGGGGGTATATAAAATTAAAATATTCAAAAACGATATACTTTTTTATCCAGTTGATGAGTATGCTGCAACATATTCAGACCCACCAAAACCAGCACTTAATTTTATCCCAGAATGGCATAGGAACTTACCCAAATATAGTGAAGGTAAAAATTTTTTAAACTATGGTGGATCTGGAAACAATTTAACTGTAAAATCTTGTTTACCAGTTACAGATGCCTTTACAACTGGATACATCATATCTTCTTTTTACGATATGCAGGTAACCAGAAACAATGTTGGAAAGCCACAAATTACGTGGGCACTTAATAATAAAAACGTATCTCCTCAATTAGTTCAAAGCAATCAACCAAGAAAACATAACTTTGTAAATATTGAAGGTTATGACGACTCAGAGTTTAGTTGGCTACCAACATGGTGCATAAAGACACCAAAAGGGTATAGTTCAATGTTTATACACCCAATCAACAGAATGGATCTTCCATTCTATACAATAGGTGGAGTTATTGATACTGATGGCTGGGGAGATGCTGGAAAACATCCTTTTATGTTTAAAAAGGGTTGGCAAGGAATAATCCCATCTGGAACACCATTGATACAAGTTATACCTTTTAAAAGAGAAAACTGGGATTCAAAAACAGATGAATTAATGACCAAAGAGTATTCATCAAAAATAATTAAAAGAGATAAGAAACTAAAAGATTATTATAGACTTAATCACTGGAAATCAAAAAAGTATCGTTAATTATTTAGAGTGATTTTGAAGATGTTCAAACATCATATCGTGAAGTTTGTCAGTTTTTTCTTCTAATCTATTAACGGAGTCTTTTAGCGATGATCCAGAATTTGGTTTAAGTTCTGATAGATAATGTTTTACTAAAAATTTAACTCCGCCGACAAGAATACCAAAAATACTTAAAAGAGTTAAAACTAATGCAGCCCAATCTTGTGGAGTCATGAGATTTATTATACCATTATTTAAGATTAACCAACTTGGTTTACCGTCAAAATAATTGAAGGTATTGCTGGATGAACATTTCCATTAATTGTAACCTCTGGATCATACTGTATAGAAGTATTTGTGCTAGATGAAGACCACATAAGTTCGTAATAATCATTAGCATTAGAATTTACAAAGAAGTTCCAAGCAGCAACAAGGTAGTGGTTATTAGAGTTCATACTAACCTTTGTGTTTGTGTTTGCTACTGGGCTACCGTTTTTGTTTAGCCATATGTTTACATTTCCAGTATTGTTTGTTTGGTATAGTTGAGCAGAAAATGCAATGTTATATTTTCCAGCATTTGTCATTGTTACTCTGCTAGTGCTTGCAAGAGTAATTCCTGTTGCCCAGTCTGTATTGTTAAATGTAAATGCCTGAACAGTGTCAGCAGACCCTTGTGGACCTTGGTCTACAGTGCTAAAGAATGATGCTGATGCACCGTATCTCCCAGTATTAATTGTGTCGTTTACATAATCCCAAGTAGCAATTCTTGTTTCTCCACCTATAGTTGGTGTACCAATATATGCATATGTGCTTCCTGGATTAAGAATAATATCATTGTCTGCATCTAAAGAAAGGTTTGACCCATCTGATGAAACTTGTTCAGTTTTATTGTCACCAAGAACAATTCCACCTTGTGTTGAATCTTGATTTCCAACAATTACTAAGTGGTTTGCAATATTTCCATCACCAATAAGTACATCATCGCCAATTGTGATATTATCTATTTCCCCGTTACTTGTAAGTGTAATCTTGCTAAACGTTGGGCTGTCTGTTGTTCCTAAATCTTGTGGAAGAACTGCATCTTCTCCATCAACACCCTTTGGAAGGAATATGCTCCACTCTGCACTATTTCCAACTGGATCTCCTAATCCACCACTTGATTTTGCTATGTAAAGATTGTTATCGCTTCCTTTTACAACAGCAATGTTTGCAATGTATCCATTACCTGAAACATAATTTCCTAGATAAACAAGTCCTGGACTGCCAGGGTCGCCTTGTGCTCCATCAGCACCATCTGCACCTTTTGCTGCAAGCAAATCCCAATAAGTATTTCCAACACCAGGAACATATCCAGCAGATGTATAAACATTTCTATACCAAAGTTGTCCATCGTATGTAACAACTGCTCCAGCCCCATATATTACTCCGCCGTTATATTCTCCAAGGTAATCCCATAGTGCGTCTGTACCATTTTCTCCATCTGCTCCATCTGCACCTGCTTCACCTTGAGGTAAAACAAAACTTTCGTTATCATCAATTACCCAACCAGTTGCAGAATTAGGATCTTCACGAACTACATAAACTTTATTTGGATCAGTGTTATCTTTTACAAAAGCCCACCAATCACCATCTGCTAAACCTACTGGACCACCCTGATATATTGCAAGAAATTCAGTTACGCTATTCCATGTACCAAGAAATAGTGAATCTAAACCATCTGCACCGTTTGTACCATCATTACCTGATGGTCCTTGTGGTCCTGGTTCTCCTGAACCTGATCCACCTGCTTGGGTAAACCGTGCCATAATTAATTTCCTGATTCTAGGTTTGTAGAAAGAACTGCCACCTTAGAAGTATTTGTGTCAGTAATTGCATATACAGAATCTTTACCTGAAAGTTCAATAGACCATGCAGCACCTGGAGCAAGGCGGTATCCATAATTATTAGAAGTTACACCAATCCCACCAATATAAACATAGGCTGATGCATGTACATTTTGAATAGTAATGTCCAAGCCTGTATGTGTACCAGTTGGAGTCAAGCGGGTAGCAGAAGTGTTGCTAAGAGTCGTGAGGGAATGTTGAGTCATACCTAGATTATACCAGAAAATATGTATATGATATACTGAAGATATAATGATAAAGCCTAAAGAGATAGTAGAAGTCACCAAACAACTTGGTCAAAAGTCCTATTGGAATAAAACAAACTCCATTGAGTTCTGGGCCTTTAGTACAAAACTAAGTATTATTATTCCTGGATTGCTTTTTGGAGTTCAATTTTGGTGGCTATATGTTTTTGCTCTTGTTTCAAGCCTGGCTCTCATATTAACTTCAACCGTAAAAACTCTTCCAACGATTATATACTTTAATGTTGGTTGGACAATTTTAGCGTCCGCAGCACTTGTAAAGCATTTCTTTTAGAGTCCGCCGAAATAGAGATATCAAACCACCTATGTACAAACCTTGCATTTAAAATGCCCTATGTACACATATTGGTAACATTTTGTTATATTGACAGATCAAGTCTTTTACGATACAATGGTTAGATGGTAGAGAGTGTAAAAAATATTTTAAAAGTCCACCTTCTGGAAAAACTAAGGCTTCATCATACAATATATAGGCTGCCTGCAATTGGGGAATATCTAGAAGAACTTATCTCTGATACCCTAAAAGAAAACGGGATGCCAAATGACTGGAAGCCTCAAAGAACAAACTCTCCCTCTAAAGACTTTACCCTAGATACTGGAGAAACCTTTTCAATTAAGTCTGGTTTGTATAATATTAAAAATGCTACCCTTAAATTTTCGGGGAGCAGATTAGGCAAGCACAGTGGCATAGACGAAATGGTGAAATCTATCAAAGATAACCATGCAGACTACTACATCTGTGTGGCTAAAAACGACCACGACTGGTCTCCAACGCCCGAACTGGGTGAAGACAAGACTTACTACCTATTTGTCTTTGATAGCGCTCTATTGGACTATTCTGGCGGTATTTGGAATAAGGTGGATAACGACCTAGGGTATAAATATGTTATGGATATACCAGGCATGCATGCTAGAATAGTATCTAGTATGAGTCATCAGTTATGGACTACCGTTGATTTAAGTGTTATAGGCGATCCAGATAAGTTGGTTGTATAGTGTCAGATGATGTTTCCTTTAGTGATTGGTTGAAGCCTTCTTCGCCTAGAGCCAGCGATGCTGTCATTGATTCCCGCCTAAAAATCTGCTCTGGATGTGAGTTCTTTAGTTCAAAAATGTCTAGATGCAAGAAATGTAAATGTTTTATGAAGTTAAAGACTGAACTTCTGCATGCTCGTTGTCCGATTGGGAAGTGGTGAAATGAATAGGCTTGGATTAGTTAAACTTTATGATATTGATGAGAGATATTATCCAGTTCCTAGCAATGCAGTTTTACCAGAATGGTATAAAAAAACTCACCCATACCTTAACGATAAAAAACATCCTCATGGTATGACCATTAAAAGATGCATCCCAGTTTTTGATGCTATAACGAGTGGATACACAATACTTCTGCATGCCGATATATTTGTTTCATTTGAGTATCAAGATAATCAAAAAACACAGGTTACCCAATGGAGTAATCTTATTAATTTTCCATTTATTCAGTCTCATGTTTTTGAACAATTTTCTAATTATCCTGAAGCAGAAAAAGGTGTTGCAGCAAAAAAGTTTATAAATCCTTTTGCAGTATTTACTCCTGCAGGATATTCTTGTTTATTTACACAGCCAATGCATCAAGATAAAAGTCCAATAAAGATGTTTGAAGGAGTCGTAGATACAGATAAAGAGCATATTGTTAACTTTCCTTTTGTTTATGTGGATCCAAATTTTGAAGGAGTTATCCCTGCTGGCACACCCATAGCACAGATTATTCCATTTAAGAGAGAGTCGTGGAAACTTGAGATTGACAACAAGAAAGATTTAGAGTCTTACGAAAAACACAAAAGAAAACTAGGTGCAAATATTTTTGCTCAATACAGAGATTTCTTTTGGACAAGAAAAGAGTATAAGTGAGAGATTGGCAAAACAAAGACTGGCTGACAAATCAGTATATTACGATGGGCCGTAGCGTTGCCTGGATAGCAGACATGGTAAAAGTCCATCCTGATCTAATTAGATTTTATTTAAATCAGTTTGATATTTATCGTCCACTACCAAAATGCAAGCATGGTATGATTATTTGTGAAAGATGCAACAAGGAGTAAGATGAAGAAAAAACCATTAAAAGTATATTGGGCACCTGTATTTGATAGAGATACAGAAGACTACACATTTTTGTTTAATAAGCCTGAGACGGTTTTTAATAATCTTTTAAAATTAAAGAATAAAGATAATATGGATGAAACTATATTTGCATGTCCTGCTTTTGCCAATATGTACAAGAGGATGCTAACTTTTTCTAATACAGTTGACTCTGAGTATGAGTATGATTTTTCTAATGGTAAAAAACATATTAGTAAAAACGGTGACGTTGCAATTCCAATAGTTTCAACAAGACCTTTTGTCTATAATTATGGTCCAAACTTTATTATGCCACTAACAACAATATTTTTTGCAGAAGAGCCCCTAAAAGCAAGATTAACCCCACCATATCTTCATAATTCAGAATTTTTAAAGTACGGAACTATTATGTCTGGAGAATATGATATTGGTCAGTGGTTTAGGCCTTTTAGTTTTGAACTACAAGTCTGGAAAGATAAGGGCATTATTAGATTTAACGAAAATGATGCATTGATGTATATTGAGTTTTTTACAGATAGACCAATTGAGTTAATAAGATTTAACATGTCCAAAGAATTAGTTGAGTTAATGAAAAGCGTAACAACATCTCGTATGGTTTTTGGAAGATCAACACTTGCCAAAAAATATGAAAGATTTAAAAACATTGGAATGCGAGAAAAAGTATTAACAGAAATAAATAAAAATCTTATTGATGAAAACCCTATGGTTATACGTTAAGGCTTTTGGTGATCTGGAAATTCGTTTCCATAAACATCTGTTCCTTTAAAGTAAAATCTTCCAACCTGATTAGGAAGTTCTAATTCAACCGTTGACCTGTGTATGTTTGCATCATTGGTTGCATTTATTTCTTCGTTTATGGTTTCTTCGTCAAACACATCTTCTGCATTCTTTAGTTCAAACTGATCTGCAAAATATCTTGGAATAGGAATAAAAGCAGCAATAGGGGTACCTTTGGTTACTTGAACACGTATTCCAGGAATCTGAACCTTAAGGTTAAATGTAAAGTCTCTTCGTAGATTATCACACTCAACAACTCCAGTCATCACTGTAATATTTGGAATTACGTAGTTAGGTGGATTAATGGTCATGAGGTTAACCCCTGGCGGTGTTCTCAAAGAAAATGGAAGATTGACCGTAATTATTCCTTGTCCAAAATGTGAGTAAACAGAAGGATGTAATTGTTCTTTTTGAAACTCTTCTCCCATAAAAATACTCAAGGATTCTTTGTTGTGTCCGCCATCCCATACAAACTCAAAGTCATACTCAGAAACCACTGAGAATCCGTATTGGTTTCCTATGGTTAATGGCAAACACCTATAGAAGTGTGGAGTAAACCATTCTCTCTTCTTTGTATTTTTTTGAAGAATTGAGTTTACTCTTTCGTCGCTAATCGGTTTTGGCTCAATGTGAGGAAAATAGACAATTGTTTTTTCTGGTACGTCTTTTCCTTGGTTAATCACTTAAAACTCTTTTTTTGCCAAAAATTCTTTATATAGTTATTTACCAATGTGTTCTTAAGGTCACGATTCCAAGCAACAACAAGTTCGTCAGGTTCCATATAACTATATTCGGATTCCCAATTATCTCTTTTGAATGGAATTAATTGCATCATTGGAGTTCCACGTTCAACAACTCCGTTAAAACCTTCTTTTATAAAGCAGGGGGGAGTTAAAGAGATCGGATAAGTATCATAATCAATAATGGCTGGCATAACCCTAAATGGATTATTAGGATAGCCTATGGGTGGTATTACGAGCATAGAGTATCCCTTTGGCAACTTAGTAAGCCAATAGTTCATATACTTAGCCTGATGCTTGTATCCGTCTGGAATCGCTATATCGGATGGATTATGTGTATCAAATACGTTCTTTTGAACTCTCCAACTTATATTTAGATTATGTTCGTCCTGCTCCACCAATACATCCGACCATAGCGGAACAATATAGCCAGCGGTCAGAAGATCTAGCATTGGAGTACATTTCTTCATCATCGCAGTAGTCTCACGACCCCTAATCTTCATCTTCTTTCCTTCAGGATCATTCTTAGATGGTTCATAGGGTGTGGCTTTTCTCCACCATTCAGGGAGATATTGTGATGTAGGTACAGGTCTAGGACAAACCTCAAAGTCTATCTTGGATTCTGCTCTAAACATTATTTTCATGTTTCCCCCTAATTTTAAGTATATCAAATGCTGTTAGTTTTTACAAGAACAACTTTCGCAGCATGCATCTTCAAACATTTTTAGTGCCAAACCATCATTTTCTACCAAAGATGTATCTCTACCCATAGAGTCTGTCTTAGGAATAGGGTTTGACTCAAATTGTAATTCTGGATCCCAGGCATTTTCAAAGTTATCTAATATTCCCATAGATACATTATACCCTATTCCCCGAAAATCTGAAAAAATTTTCATTTTACCAAAATCTGAATATTTTTATCAGATGTACGATACGTGTTTGAGAAAAATAAATTGAAAAAAATAGTGAGCACACAAGGGATCACTAGTGCCTACATTTTGTTAGGCAGTACTACCAGCAATATTCTAGATAGTACTACCAGCAAAATAACACACGCTAGTGTGTGCCTTGTAAATATCCATCCACGCCAATTAGATCGCAAGTAATCTTTACTCGCTGATTTTTATTTAGCGTAGTCTTGAATAGATGCATGAAGTCATAGACCTCTTGCTTAGTCATGAGATTTATATCTCTAGTATTTCCAGACATTGTTGTTATTGTTACTTTCATTTATTCATTCCAATCTAAAGTTAATTCGTCGTTATCTACACAATCGCAAGACTCTACATCGTAGGTATCACCATCACCGAAGTAGATAAATCCTGCACCCTTGCACTCATCGCAAGGGATAACCATGATATCTTTTATCATTTATTTAACCCCCATAACTATGGACATATATCGCTTAGCAATACGCTTAGCCATAGGGTTGAGGATAACCTTTCTACCCTCATAGGTAGGTGGATACTTATCGTTAATGCGTTGAGCAACACGAATAGGTATCATAGTAGGGCGAGGGGCGAAGCCACCTGCCTCTAAGCCAAACTCTTTGGCAATATCAGAACGAATTTCGTTATAGTAGTTATTTAATGTAGTCATTTGAGACCACCTTTCTTTTTTTCGGTTAGACTTTCTAACCTTTTTGCTGACCTAGGTTATTTGCTCTTATTTGCTAGGCTCACCCTTTCGGGGTTATTTGCTAGGCTCAGAGGCTCACTAGGATTTTTTATTTAATTTTATAGTAGTAATACTAGCATACATTTCCCAAAAAGTCAAGTTTAGACACGGACAAATCGGACATTTTCAGTGTGATTTGCACCACATGAGGTCGAAAAAAAATGTCGAAAAAAAGTTATCCACATGACGTAGATCACACCCCCATTTCACGCTCAAGTTATCCACATGACCTACATCACATTTCAAAATGTCCGTTTTGGTATGATTACTGGCTAGTAGATGTCAGACCCCCCTGCTATACTTCTATGTATAGAAGGTTGAAAAAGAAGTAAACCCCCTAAAGAAAGGAAGTCCAAATGACTTCATTAAACACAATGTGTAAAACACATATTCCATTCGTTCCTGCTATCTCATCAGTAAATGATGACCAATTTACATTCTGCATGGAATGTGAACAAAATATTGAGCGTTGGTATAACGATACCGACCCTGAGCGTCTACCAATGTGGACTGATTGGAAGGTATCTAAATAATGAGTACCCCTACACTTGTTCTTTCACCTATCGGATTCGGTAGCCCTTACTTAACAAATCACGACCAATTTATTTGTTGTGAAGAATTGCAATACCGCTATTTTTGCGATGAACACTTTGAGCAGATGGGTTGCCAATTCTGCGAATTTAATCCCTATGAAAATTGCGAGGAGCAACACTAATGAAAAAAGAAATGATAACTTTATCTTGTCAAATTTGCGAAGAGCCAGCCGTTGAGGTTGCTCTTGAAGATTCTCAATACCTAATGGCTACATGCCAAGAATGCTGGGGTTAATAAATGGTAACTGATATGCAATTACTTCAAGAAGTAAAAAAAATGGCTATCGCAATTCGTAATGGAAATGAAGATAGCGGAAAATCTTATTTGCTTGGTTATTTGTGGGCAACGCTCACGCCTGAACAACAAAATGAAACTGCAATTGCATTTTCAGATGAACTGATTGAGGTGCTAGAAAAATGAAAGAATTTTATTTAAACGGAAACGCTGCATTCTTTTTTTTCTTGGGCTTATTTATTTATTCAATTTGGTTGCACTTAAAAGAGTGATCATAAAAAATGATTTAACTTTCAACTAGATTTTTTCGACCCGCAGTCGGGCGTGTCGCACCCTCAAGTTTGGGTTTACGTGTGATATAAATCACCCCCTAGTTTACGGCGTGTCGTGTTGACTTTTTGGCTTTTATGTGTTAAGATTCTATCTATACAATTAAATAAGTAAATAAGTCCGTGTGATGAAAATCACAAAGAATATGTCCTAAATGTCCGAATTTGGATTTGATAATGTCAGACTAATTTGGTACACTTAGAATATAAAGAAAAAGAAAGAAGGTGGCAATATGCCAGCCAATGTATACTCAGTCCAATCCCTACTAATTGGGAAAGAATATATCTCCAAAACAATGCGTGGAGAAATCATAAGTGCAGAATTGCACCCTCAGCCAATTTGGTATGATGGTTGCGAAACTTATCTTGTAGAAATTGCACCATATAGCGGTAGCAATACTTGGGGTCGCAAGACTTTCCGTACAATTGCAGTAAGAAAGGAAAACTAATATGTACAATGTAAAACTAGAAACCTTTAATGGTTCAGTAAAAACAATCAGCCTGCCTTCTAAGGGGGCGGTTGCACAATTTATCAACACTTACCCAACACAATTACCCGTTGGCGTATCCGTAAAAATCGCTTGCGATACTCTTGGAATTACTGGCACACTACGAGGAAAGGCCTCTCTCTAATGGTAAAAATTGAACACTCTCTAAAATTCGTCACAGAAGTAGACGAAACTCATCCAGTCGGAATGCAACTTATTGCACTTGAAGAAAATATGCGTAAAGAATTACTTGAAGGAATGCTAAAGGAATTACTTGCGCCAATGATTCAGCCTGCTATTGACGAAATTAACGCAGGCGGTTCATATGCAATTCTAAAGGTGGCTGAATAATGACTCAATGTAAAGTAATAAATTGCGAATCTACCGAATTAGTTTATTCGGGAACTGATGCCTTTATGCTTGGTGGTATTCCTACCGAAACTTATTGCTACAAATGCGCTAACGCATATAATCAAATCTCAAACTATGTAGAAAAATTGGTGGCACTATAATGATGACACGTAAAGACTATGTAAAGGTCGCCGATATTCTTGCAGGTTATCATCAAGCCATGATAGATAACTTTTGGTGGGAAGATTTGGTAAATGATTTCGCAATTATGTTTGAAGAAGACAATCCAAACTTCAAACGTGATAAGTTTATTGAGGCATGTGAAAAGGGAGTATAAAATGATTCTAGACACTGGAACACTAATCGGAATAACAATTGCACTTTTCAGTTCTCTTTTTGTAATGGGTGTGTTTTGGAAACAAAATATTGCACAACAAAAAGAAATTCGCAGATTGCAAATTGCATTGAGAAGTGAACGACTAAAGAAATAAATAAAAATCCTGAGCAAGATCTAAAACTGCTCAAAATTTTCGACCCGCAGTCGGGCGTGTCGTCCACAGGTTATCCACAAGTTACGTACGATGTGATATTAATCACGGGAACCTTGTCCAAATTGCCCGATTACGGAATTGCAAATGTCACCCCAACCTGATAAGATATTTATATCAAGTTAATTAAAGAAAGAAGGCTCCCATGACCGATGTATGCTTGCAGTGTAATGAAAATGCAGTAGATGTAACTGAACTCTATTGCTTCCGTTGCTACCTTGACCGAGAGGTAGAAGCGATGATAGAATATGCTTATATTGACCAACTATTCTTAACGAAAGAGGCTAACTAATGACCTACTATGATGACTACTATGAAACTGATATGCCTACTGCCGTAGGTTGCTACTGCAAAATTAATTATCTCTGCTCAGAATGTAAAGGAACCTATAACTAATGGAATATGAATACCTAGTAACTTGCCAGTATGACTATGAGGAATCACCTCATTGGTCACAACGCTATGAAAATGAATTCGGTGCATGGGAAAGTTTTTTCCGTTTTACCGATTGGGGATTGGCTAACGAATACTCAACAGTCAATATCTACACACCAACAGGTAAGTGTTACACTAAGGTATTCTATCGTGATGGAAGGGTTCAGGTAAGAGCATAATGCCAGTATATGAATTTACTACTTTCATAAATGTTGAAGCAGATAACTATGATGAAGCAATTGAAAATTTTGATTTTAAATTAAAATATGGAAACATTGAAAGAGGCGATGTATATGTCGCAGAAATTGAGGAGAAATAATAATGGGAAGCGTAACAGCACTAGGAATTAAAGATACAGTCTTGGACTTGGAGACTCAGATTCTATATCACTTGAAGGGTAATCACTATCCTCCAGTACCCGCAGAAATGGTGGCACCATGCATTGAGGCTATTGACGCATACTATGATGAGGACTATGACCGCATGATTGATATGCCAAAGGTTGGTGACTTTCAGATTCTATATCGTGGCTCAACGCAAGCACCTGCACACGCTATTGTAGACCAGCACCACCTTCACACTTTCATTGACCCAGTAGATGACTGGCAAGATGACTCAGATGACTTCCCACTCTCACTAGAATATGATGAGGGGTACTAAAATGACTGCTACAATAAACAACATGGAACTAGTCTGGGCAGATAAATTAACGCCAGGGTCATTGATGGTTGATGATCTAATAAAGGTTGATGAAGAATTACTTGAAGTTATTGAAATTAATTCTGATTCAACTGGCGATAATTATTTTATTGAATACACTGATACATATGGTGAACGTGATACGCTAATACTTGCACACGATGCATATGTTGATTTATATGTGTATGTAGATTTAGACGAATAAAATTTTCGACCCGCCCCTTTTGTCCGCAATGTCCGTTTTACGTAGACTTGTATTTTTCCCCTAAATCTGATAGTATTAAGTATGAAAAAAACATCTGAGGAATTACGTAGACTTATGGAACTTCGTCGTTCTAATGCTGCCTCAGCGATCCCAAATAAAAAGAAATACAACCGAAAGAAATGTCAGTCCCTAATGTTAAGATTAGAAAGAGAAAAAGAAAGTGAGTAATCCACCATGTCCAAATTACTTAGAAGCAAAGATAGGAAAGTCGCCAATGCCGTCACCCCAAATGGAAAACAAGCAAGTATCGCAAACACATTCGGATTACCCGCAGGAAAAAACTTTTCATGTCCTGGTGCAACGTCTATCTGCGAAACTATTTGCTACGCAGGCAAGTTGGAAAAGGTATTCCCAACAGTAAAGGTTAACCTACTTCATAACTGGGAACTACTTAAAGACGCAGACGGAGAAACAATGGTCCGTCTACTTAATGAAATGATTCATGAATTTAATGCAGATTGTGATAAGCGCAATGCACCTAAGTTATTTCGTATCCACTGGGACGGCGATTTCTTTAACGATACCTACGCATATGCGTGGAAGGTAGTTATGGATAAGTATCCTGATATTCAATTCTGGGTATACACAAGAGTTAAATCTGCAGCGCTCATTCTTAAAGACATTCCTAATCTATCTTTATACTATTCTACAGACAGTGAGAATAAGGATACGGGAATTGATCTCAAGAATAATCATGGCGTATCCCTTGCATACCTTGCCAAAAATTTCTTAATAGGGCAAGCAGACATGAAGGCACTAACAGGTAAGCCTGGTGCTAAGTGCCCTGAAAATAAAAAGGCTATCCCCCTTATCTCTCAGAAAGGCTCAGCCTGCGCCACCTGCAAGTTGTGTATTTATGAGAAATCTGATATAGTGTTTAGCGCAACCAAAAAGTGAGGGGATAAATGAATAATCTAATAATCATTTTAGCCATAGTAGGGGCAATTCTGATGGTGGCAGGCGGAAGGTGATGTAAATCACACCCCAATATATCTCAATATATGAGATTTTTAGGGAAAAATGTTGTAAATGTCAGTAGAAAATGCTAGACTTAATATATCAACCAAACAAAGGAGAAACAAATGACAGTAGGCGTAGCAACATACAAGGTAGGCGACACTTATACTTCACAGAAGTCTAAGATTACAGGCACTATCGTAGAAATTGTGCCAACTAACAAGAACACAGTTCGTGTCAAGTTAGATGTAAATGGCTCACCACGCTGGACTACTTGGAAGGCATAAGCCTTTCATAGCGAAACAGGGGCAGTTTAGGAGAGTGTTCTAGCCCAATGTCGTAAGTAAGAACTCTCCCCCCTTCGGGGGAAATGTCAGTTCCACCCCCTATAATAAATATCAACCACCAAAGAAAAGAGAGCAAAAAAATGGCAACAAGAGGAAAAGCAATTAGCGTTAAAATCGCTACACCTAAAGTAATCAAGGCACTAGAAGGCGCACTTGCCAAACTAGAACTTGATTGGACATCACAAGAAGCCAATGAAGCAAAGTATCAGAAGGCTTATGAGAAGTATAAGAAGGAACTTATTGACTATGCGGTAGCAAACATCAAGAAGGCAACCAACTTCCGCACTTCATATCGTTCTTGGAACAACAACCTAAACATTGACTTTGACCTAGCAGTATCAGAAAAGGAACTGCCAGCAGAGCCAACAAAAGACTATGTAGTTCTACACTCACACGACTACCAAAGTCAGAAAGAGGAAATTGCTAACGCAATTCGTATCCTCAAGATGACAGATGAGGAAGTAGTTAATACTTCCACATACAATGCGGTAGCACGATACCTATAATTCCCAACGGGGAAATGTCCTGAGTATGACAACTAAAACTGCTCACCAACTTTAACCACCACAACAGAAAGGCAAGACCCAAAATGACACTAGGCGGATACACTTACCAAATCGGTGATCTATTCACAACAAGCAAGACAGGAATTACAGGTCGCATTAGCAACTTTACTCCTATCAACGCTAAACTAACTAGAGTTTCATTACAGTTAGCAAACGGCGCACACCGCTTTGCAATGGTAAAAACATCTAAGTAATTAAACATCCTGAGCATGATGTAAAACTGCTCTATAAATTCCCCGCAAAAATTTTTCGACCCGTGTGATCTTTCTCACATGGTTTACGTCTCACTATTTAAGATTCACGGGGTTTTAAATTGCATTTGTCAGTCCTGAGATATATACTTATATTAAACCAAAAAGAAAGAGGCCCTCATGCTATCCACCGCAATACAAATTCAAGAAGCAACTGGCGACGCAGTTACAGACTTCAGCACAATGCTAATGGCAAAAAAGATTAGCGAACATCGTGAATCAATGACAGAACAAGAATTCATTGAGGCAATTTGGAGTTATTCTGCTCACCTTGCCTCACTTACTGCCACACTAGTATCAAATGTGTGCTTGACAAAAGACCAAATGGATGAGATGATTAATACCATCAAAGAATTTGAACAACTAGAGAAAGAAATGGAATAACCCCTATGGATACAGTAAACTACGCAACAGAGACATTTCTACGTGATGAATTGGCCAAGGCCACATTGCGTATTACTCAACTAGAAGAATCACATGCACGTCTTGCACAGCGGGACATGAACACTGCAGCAGCACTTAATAGACTTAAGGAAGATCTAAAGGACTGGACCCGCAGTGAACTTAATGAAGAGAATATCTCCATGGAGCAGGCCCAAGCGCTTGCAAAGATTGGCGACTTCACGTTATCACAAAACTATGACGTTACTATGACCGTAGACCATACATTTACCATATGTGTTGAATCAGGTGAAGACATTGATGACATATTGTCAACAATTGAATTCAATGTAAATTCATATCACGTTGAACTCATGAATGAAGATTCAAACGTTGTAGATACTAACTATGACGAGGTTGACTACTAATTTCATAGGGGGCTATGAAAAGACATGCCGAATGTCTATAAACTAGGTAAGGGCCCTGAGCACGGCCACGTAAACTGCTCACTTTTCGCCAGGCTGATTAGGGCGATAATAGAAATACTATAGAGCCACCTTATTGGGCAGGTGTAAGAACCCATACATCCTAAGCATGATGGAAAAAGGCTTAATAAATTTTTCGACCCGAATGACCAGTCATTGTCAAGTTACGATTACGTGATATTGATCACACCCCCAAAATGTCCGATTTACCCCTATTTAACTATCCTGATTTGCATTTGTCGGTGGGTCATGTTATGATTGTATAAACAAACAAAAAGGAGAAACACTCATGGCACATGACCTAGAAACACAAAACGGTAAGACATCTTTTGCATCTTTCCGTGAACCAGCATGGCATGGATTGGGTACCGTATTCACTGAGGAAAAAACAACCGCAGAAATGTTGGAAGCAGCAAATCTAAACGGTTGGAATGTTCGCTTAGAGGATTTGGAAACCCCATCACATCTAACTAGCGACAAGGCATACCAATATGTTTTGCGTACAAATCCTACCGATAACACCCAGACTGATATTCTTGGTGTCGTTGGTGAGCGCTATCATGTATTGCAGAATGAAGATTTATTCTCATTCGGTGATAATATCCTAGACGGCGGTGGTCGTTGGGAAACCGCAGGCGCAATCAAGGGTGGTCGTGTTGTATTCGGCTCTCTTGCATTAGAGCGTGAAACAATCCTAGACCCTAGCGGTGTTGCAGATAAGGTAAAGACTTATTTGCTCATCAACACATCACACGATGGCTCAATCGCTATTCAAGCAAGCATTACACCCGTTCGTGTAGTGTGCGCTAACACTCTTAATCTTGCACTAGGCTCACGCAAGAAGAAGAATGGTGTCAAGCAATCATTCAAGATTCGCCACACGCAGACTGCCAATGGTAAAGTGCAGATTGCTCGTGAGACTCTTGGTCTTGCTAATACTTACATGGACGAATTTGATATTATGGCTAAGGCTATGATTGAGAAAGAAGTTTCTGCTAAGCAATTCAACGACATCATTCTTGCTGCTTATCCTAAGCCTGAGAAGGACGCTAAGGGTGCGGTCAAGAAGTGGGAAAATAAAGTTGATATTATCAACGATATTTACACTGGCGAATTTAACGGCATGATTGCTGGCTCTGCATGGGGCGCTTTCAATGCACTTACTGAGCGCCTAGACTGGTACCGTTCTGCTCGTGGTGGCAATAACGAATCTATCCTTGCAAGTGCAAGTGGATTTGACCCTGCTATCAACGCAGAAAAAAATCGTCTGCTAAAAGTTGTGCAGAATGTTATGCAACTAGCATGATACAATTTCCTGAGCATGAATTAAAACTGCTCACCATTTGGTCCGTTAGAATAGTTGGTTAGTTCGCTACCCTGTCACGGTAGAGGTCACGGGTTCAAGTCCCGTACGGATCGCAATAAATAAAAATGCAATGCAATGCATAAAAATGCGGGTCGAAAAAATCATGATATTTCTGAGGACTATTTATGATTAAGGTCTTTAGTAAAAAATTCACGGGACTTGCAGATGTCAGTCCAAACCACTATAATATTAATATGACCAAACAAGTAGCAATATATGAAATGAACTATTCTGTCTCACCAGGTGGGACTGATTGCTGGGAAGCCACCATTAACGGTTATGGAACTAGTAGTACTGCTACTGATTTCAAAACTGCTGGGGAAGCCTTGAACTGGGTAGTTGACAGATATCCTGATGAAATGCTAGAATTGACGGTAGTAAGCCTACCTGCCTATGAAAAGGAAATAGCATGACCCAAACCTTCAAACCTCAAACCATCTCTGAATTAGTAGAGGCTATCTATGAAGATAACTTCTCTCATATAGATTTTATGGACAACATGGGGGGAGACCCTTGTGACTGTCATATCTGTAATACCCTTGAAACCATTCTAAAGTATTGGGGTGAGTAATGCTAGGATATGAGAGAGATGATTTAGATAATATGGTTCTTGCCATTGATTCTGCATTAACTACCGTGAATTCTGACGATGATCCTTGGCTACATAGAAACCTTACACAAGCCTCTGACTTCTTGCAAGGCCTATGGGCAGAAGGGTACTTTGACTAATGTGGAGTAAATATACATTTGTATGCGATCCCGATGAGTGTGATGCTCTTATTGAGTTTACCGCCAGGGATGGCTATGACTTTCCCCTGGGCGTAGTACAGATGCAATGTCCCTGTGGCAGAATGTTAAACTATATTAGTTACGAAGAGGCCTATGCCCCTATCATCACAGATGTGACTAACATCACACCCACACAGGTTGTAAAGATAGACTCAAACCCCTATAATTAATATATCAAACCATTAAGAAGGAGTCAAAAAAATGCCCATTTATGATGTTAAAGTAATTGTTGAGTACTTCATGGAAGTTGAGGCAGAAGATGAAGCCGCAGCAGAACAAGAAGGCTGGAACTACGAAGAGCACTCTTATAGCGCTGAAGTTTATTCTATTGAGGTAGATGAGCAAGAAGAGCCTGAAGAAGAGGATGAAGATGAATCAGATGAATAGTTTCATTGAGTATATGAAGATACATGAGATTAGTTTAATGCAAGACCTAGAGAAGATTGATTATGTAAATGACCATCATTTCTATAGGGTTAAAGAGGCTGAGATTTATAATACCCGCCACCTTTTGTCAGTGGCAGAGGATATGATTGCATAATGGAAACAACACAACTAGACCCAAGACTGCAAAAACTCGTAGACCTAGGGGAATCAGGAACTGATATCCTCCATGGCGAACTTAAGAATATGATGTATGAGTGTGAGAAGATACTCGTGCCTCTGCTGGAGAACTCTGATGAACTTGGTTCTGATGAGGAGTATGAAGACACCGTTGAGCGACTATATAATTCAGGATACATTGACGCTTTGTCTAGTGTATATGCTCTTACATATCAACTAGCATTTGCTATATCAGATAGGGCCAAGGCTAATGGATAACTTTATTGAGATGACAGAAGATGAATGGTTTGAAACCTACAAACCAATCAAAAACCATATAGATGTAAATGCTTCCTTTGACGGTCATATGTTTGAGACCTATGGGGATGAGGTAGAGTTTGTTAAGTCTACCCCGCCAAACCATATTTGGATGTATGGAGATGGTGATGACGGTGGGTCTTATCTATGGTCTGGATGGGGCTTTGTTAATAGGATTGGTTATTTTATTACTGAGATTCCATTCCCCGAAAATACCACTATTCAGGTAAAGATATCAGACCCATGGTTTTACTGTGGCAACTGTGACGCAGAGTTTGAAGACCCTGATAATTTAATTAGAGATAAATTTGATAGCATTGATTTGGAAAAATGCCCTAACTGTGCTACCATTGAAGAAATGAAAGAACTAGAGGAGACAAAATGAATACCACTACACTAATGAAAGACTTAACCTATGCGGGGTCCTTTGCTGTTGACAGCGGACAGGCTATGGTTGGGGACCCTTGCTACCTAGACCAATGGGATACTAACTCAGAGGATGAATTCCTACCTGAAAATCACATAGGCGAATATTCTTATCTAGGAGCATGTAATCAGACTATTAACGAGGCATACGGTGTAATTGGCAACGGTTCCGCTGTAGTGTTCTCTACTGGATACGGCGACGGCCTTTATCCTGTTTATGTAAAGACAAACGATGATGGACGTGTCACAATGGTAGTAATTGACTTTGACGGAGAACTAGGGGAGCAGGAATAATGGGAGCACGGATTAACTTTGTATTTAAAGACGGTACCGATTCATCTGTAGTACTCTACTCACACTGGGGCCAGGATTCATGGCAGCCTGACATTGCAGAGGCGCTGCAGCATGCACGTAGACGCTGGGATGACTCATCGTATGGCACACGTATGGTGATCAGTTATCTTATTCAACATAACATCCTTGATGAAACAGGGTTTGGTATCTATGCGGTCCACGGAGATAACTTTGACCTAGGTGAGCAAACAGTGATTGTTGACTTCACTACTAAGACTGTTATTGATAATGTGTCGGTAGATTGGGAGGCATTCATTAATGCATATGCCCCACGAGTCTTGACTGAGCAAGTGATAGGGTAGGGTCACCCTGTCCATATAATGAGATGGGGGGCAGGCTTGTGGTGGGACTTGCCCCCCTCTCTACTTTTTGGTACAATAGATAAGGGAGATTCATGAGAAGACTACGGACTGGGACATCACCCGAAGAACGGGTAGCAATGAGAATTAAAACTATTGTAGAAGACCTAAACCTTGACCTTGAAACTACTGGAGTCATGTTGGCGAGGGTACTGCCACAATTGACTTACACACGACTAGAGGCTATACTAGAGGCAATGCAATATGAAAGAGAAGCAGTGCTTGACCCAAATGTAATGAGGCAGAGGTGGAGAGATGGACTTCAATAATAAAGTAAAGATAATGAGTTCTCTATATCATGGTGCAGTAGATTTTGTACCTGAAGAGTTCTTCAAAGACTTCCAAAACGAATGTGAGTTATGTGGTTTTATATTGAAGGGTGAGGCTAAGGCTACCTCTCATGGTAAGGCTATCATCAATACCGCTTGGGAAGCACTCAATATCCTATTAGACATAGATCCAGATACAAAAACTATGGACAAATGGTTAGCAGCACTAGCATAGACTAGGCTGCTTTCCGTTTTTTTCAATTGTCGAAAATTCTTAAAACGCCCTTTACGAACCCTCTAAAAAAAATCACGGGACTTTACGAACCCCTCGCAAAAATTCACGGGGATCATACCACATCAAACCATTTCTGTCAATAACCCTTTACGAACCCTTCAGAAAAAATCACGGGACTTTTAGAATAGATCCCAATCCCTATAGTAATAAACCCCATTAGAATAACAAACCTTTTTTCCTGGTTTTCTGGATATTTTCCAAACCTTTCAAACCTTTTTGCTGGATTTTCCTACATTTTTCTGCATTTTTGTAGGATTTTTTTATGCATAAAATGGGCTTGACAACTATAAAGGTTTGTTATATAATGCCCAAACCATGCATATAAGGTTTGACAAATAGGAAGGTTTGGAGTATAATCCCGCTAGGAAGGTTTGGGGATATGAGGTTTGGGGCCCCCAAGACATTACGAACGCCCTTCTTAGAAATGCTCAATAACCCACTATGCTCCACTTTCCTCCACTTTGGGATAAATCATAAAAATATCAGTAACATTTAATTTGCTATCAAACCACCATATCTAGTATCAAACCAGACATTTGGTACTATATTTGGGGGGTATATCAAACCTTTGTCCATACGATATACTGGATACATGGACATAGATGACTTCATGCAAGACCCTTGGAAGCGTTTCAACGATATGAGAAAAACCCCACACGAATGTGATTATGACTATAGAATAGATTCTTCTGGAACTATGTTCTTTGAGATATGCAAACTATGTCTGGATACTAAGGGTGTTGTAGAGATGGATTCATGACTATAGGGATTACGAAGCATCCTTTTAGTTCCCCGAATTTTTGATCGCCCTGTTTATTGTTCTAATAATCTTAGTAGATGAGGTTTGAGAAGCATCAAAGGTTTCGCTAAACCCTCCCTGTGGCATATTTTCTTTGGATACAAAACCAGACATAAACCTCTTCTTTAGGGTTTGTAAAACCATCTTCTCCACCTTGAAGGCTTTTGATCTATCTGAGAAATACCAATACTTGACCAGAACCCATCCCTTACGCCTATGCTCTGAGTATCTACTTCCAGACAAATCTCCTACACCTATCTTGAAGGCTTTAAATATAGGGTTATATATTAGATATAGGATTGCCATGGATTCATTATACTTGACTTCCCCGCCAAAACCTGGTATCATGGATATATGTGGTGGTCATATATATTAGCAGCAATCGGTGTAACAGGCATATTCTTTGTTGGTCGTAAGACCATCTGGGGATGGCTATTGTTATTGTTCAACGAGTTCCTATGGATTATCTATGCTGTAACCACTAAGCAATATGGCTTTATCTTTGCAGCAATTGCCTATGCAGCAGTGTATATTAAATCTTATATACATTGGTCTAAAGAACCTGTCAATAAAATACATTTATAAAAAACTTGACTTTATCTGCAAACCTTGAGATAATAGATATATGCAAACCTTTCTACCTTCAGCAGATTACGAATACACTGCCCAAACCCTAGACAATAAGCGCCTTAACAAGCAGATTCTAGAAGGCTATCAAATCCTTAAGATTCTATCTGGCGCATCTGAGTCTGGTGCTTGGCGAAACCATCCAGCAGTTCTTATGTGGAAAGGCTGTGAGTATGAACTAAAGAGTTATATTGACCATATGGTTTACGAAGCAAACTTTCGTGGCATCAAGACCGACAAGAATGTTGCAAACCTCAAAGACTTAGAAATTAGATTCTCATCAGATTGGGGTAACAATACTCCCTTTTGGATGCAAAACCAAGAACAGTTGAAGAGAGTTCTTGATAGCCATAAGGCTAACCTATATCGCAAAGATCCGCTTTACTATGCAGAGTATAGGAATAGTGTTGCCAAACCTTGTTGCGATAGGTGTTTATACTATTGGCCTACTCATGTTGGGATATTGGTTTGACACTTAAGATAGTTATTGAGGAATATAAACCTCCTGTTAAATCTAATGGTAAGCCTGTTAAGAATCAGGATAAGTTTTTTCTTCCCACGATTCCTTGGAAATGGACTTTATATAATGGGTTTAAGGTTATAACATTTGGATATACCCACACAGAAGAAGATGCAGAATTGGCAGCAAACCAGGCTATTAACCGATATAGCCCTTATAGGGCTTAGTAAGGTTTAAAACCTCTATACGTCGCCGAACTTAAAAACCTATTTTCGGCTTGACTTTTATGCCCTATTTGGTATACTGGATATATGTGTGATTGTAGGGTGTGTCAGTTGGAGTATAAGTACCCCGAACAAATTGACAGAGTAGTGGAAAAAGTGTTTGATTATATTATGGAGGATCTATAATGCCAGAGGTATTATGTTTTGATTGTGGCTATGCCTTTGAGGTTGATTACGATACTCCAAGACCTACTAAAAAATGCCCTAAATGTTTAGATAAAGTTGAAAACAAAATGATAGATATTATGTTTGGCAGTGATGATTTTTATAAAACACAAGAATCATTTGAGTAATAAAATGGAAAATAAAAATATTTGCGATAAGTGTTATATGTCAAAAGAATCCGAATACTTTTGGGAAGCACATCAAACAATGCAAGATGGAAATATATGGTGTGTAAATGCCAAAAGATCCTAAGATTATGAGAATGGACTGGAAGTCACTTGGATATGAAAGAGAGTATAAAGATGGAAGAGTACGATGGGTTCCTAGAGAAGTTTACCAAGCAACACAGGACGAAGATACTTCCGCTTAGATGGTTTGCTAACTCTTGTGAAATTTTTGGTCACTACCATTTAGTTAAGGCTATACGTTTAGATGAGGCAGGCGATTGGGGTTTTGCTAATAAATACCATTCATTTATGTCAGAACTATTTTACAAACCATACTATAAGTGGGGAACAGTTTATGAATTAGATACATATTACATAGAAAAGTTAAAAAATGATCCAGTTGTAAAAATGCTTGGATCAGATTATGATGAAAATAATATTCCGTACTGGAAAAAATATGAAGAAAGATTAAAGTATATGGAAGAAAACGGAATATGATCATTAACTATCTTGATTGGCTTAGTATCAACAACGTAGAGTGGGAGTAGTTATGGCTAAAATAGTTATATGTCCAGTATGCAAAAAAGAAATTGAGTCAAGATCAAGGATGGCTAGTGATACACTTGTAAGACATATGAAAGGACACAAGTGAAAACACCAAGCATATTCTTAGCAACCCCCATGTATGGAGGCATGTGCAGTGGAGAATACACAAAAGCAATATTAGCACTAAAGCAAGAGATTGAAAAAGAAGGATGGGGTCTTTCAACTGCTTTTATATATAATGAATCACTAATTAATCGTGCAAGAAATGACCTTACAAAATTATTTTTAGAATCAGATTCAACTCATTTACTTTTTATTGATGCAGATATTTATTTTAATGCAAAAGACGTTATAAGATTAGTAAAAGAAGATAGAGATATTATTGGTGGTTTATATCCTTTAAAAAAGATTGATTGGATTAAGATTAGGTCTTCCGTGCTTAATGGAGACTCTAATTTTCATAAAAATGGATTTAATTATGTCTTTACACAAAAAAATAACAATGATTTTTTTGACAACAATGAAGTACAGGAAGTTTCTGGAATTGGAACGGGATACATGCTGATAAAGAGAGAAGTATTTGATATAATAGATGCAGAAACTTATACAAATAATTCTTTAATGTTTAAAAACAGTGAAGATAAAACTACAAAAAACTTTTTTAGTTTAGAAATTGATGAAGAAACAAACACTCTTTTATCAGAAGATTATTATTTTTGTAAGTCCTGGATAAAAACTGGGGGCAAAGTTTACTTGGCTCCATACGCAGTAGCAAAACACATAGGAATGTATGAGTTTGGATAATAATGATATTTAAAAAAGATAAACCAACATTTGAGCATGCTTCTATAGTTCAAAATGATTTTCCAACAGTAAAGCAGGCATCTGCAACTGTGCCAGACTGGTACAAGAAAACTCCAAAATTTTTAAGTGGAAAGTTTTCAGAAGTTGACGACAGAACATTTAAGGCCTGTACACCATTTTTAGAAGCAATCACAACTGGATATCATTTACTTTTACCTGCAGACATAATGGTTTCTATTAAAAATGGCAAGCAGGCATTTTTTTGGAGAAATAGAGATCAGTTAGTAGATCAAAGAAATCCACAAAGTAATCCCTTTTTGCCAGTGCCTCATGGATACTCTAACGAACATTGGGTGTGGAAAACTTTTGGATCCTTTACTGTTCCTAAAGACTACAGTATTTTGTTTACACACCCATTAAACAGAAACGATCTTCCTTTTTATACACTAAGTGGAGTTCTTGAGGGTGGTTATGTTTTAGCACCTCATGGAAGTATTCCGTTTTTTTTAAAAGAAAACTTTGAGGGAGTAATACATCAAGGAACCCCAATTGCACAACTAATACCATTTAAAAATGAAAAATGGGAATTAAAAGAAAACAATAAGATATTAGAAGAAGGATTTAAAAACACAGAAAAAGCAAATACAGTTTTTTTGGGATGGTATAAAAACACACACTGGAAGAAGAAGCAATGGTAGACTGGACAGAAGAACTAACAGAAGAACAAAAAACAAAAATAATGGATCTTGTTGTTACTACGGTAAAAGAAATAAGATACCAAATGGATCAAGATATTTTATTTACCCAGCAAATCTGGGAACGCAAAGGATTCTTGAAAAGTCGCAGAACACGCAAAGCGTTTGAGGCATGCCGTTCTATTGTTCAAGGGAAAAATGAAGTCTTCAAGGAAGAATGATGGTATACTGTATATATGAATAATAATTTACCAGATGATATAGTTTTTACAGACGGAGTACAAAAAGATGGAAAGCAGGTTTGGTTTCTAACCAGATGCGCTTCGTCTGATTGTAAAGAAATGTGGTACTTCTCTCATGAAGTTGATTCAATTGTACACAATGAAGATAACACCCATACCATAGAATATGATGGAATGGTTTTAGAACAAACCAATTCATAAAAACAAAAACATTTAATTGGGGGAATCATGAAGTTATTGGGTATTAGTTTGATGTATCACGATAACAATGTTTCTTATTTTGATGGAGAAAAACTATATTATCATAAATTTGAAAGAACAAAACAAGAAAAACATTTTTGGTATGAAACAATTTGGGAAATCATAAAAGATGCTGAAAAATTATTTAACTTTGAAATTAAAGAAATTGATCAAGTAGCAATTGATTATGATGCCACAAAGTTTAATGGTGGTAAAGAGCCTGATGGGTTTGAGGCCTTAAGAGATTATAACAAAAACTATTATAAAGTTCCAGACCATGCAAATATGTTTGCGGTTCATGGAGTAAAAGAGTTATGGCATTTAAATCATCACTATGCTCATGCTATGTCAACTTGGATGCTAGAAGATGAAAATAATTTGCCATCAACAAAAATAGTTATTGATGGAGTTGGTCAAGGAAGAACCTATACTGTATTTAAAAACAACAAAATTGTTCGGTATGGAAGAATAGAAAACGGATCTATTGGTCTTACTATGGGTGAAATTGGACCGATGCTTGGAGTTAATTCTAATAATATTCATGATAACGCTGGAAAAATTATGGGGCTGCAGTCTTATGGAAAAGTAGATAATGATTTTTTAAACAAAACAAAAGAATATTCAATTGATGAAGTAAATCAGATTTTTAATTTTGAAAGATGGATTGAACATAAAGGCGATCTGCTACTTGCTGCACACAATAAACTTGATTGGATTAGAACGGTTCATGAAGCAGTTGGAGATTTAATAGTTAATTTATTTTTAGAATACGCAGATACCGATGATGTTGTTTCATATTCTGGTGGTGTGGCTCAAAATGTTGTATGGAACACAAAAATTTTAAATAAGTTTAAGAACCTTATTGTTGCTCCACATTCAAGTGATGAAGGAACAAGCCTAGGAGCAATTGAACTTTTAAGACAGTTAAATAATTTACCAAAGTTTAAACTAGAAAACTTTCCTTACTGCCAAAATGATATTGCACCAAAAGACAAACCCACTGATGAAACAATTAAAATGGTTGCACAGTTACTATCTGAAGGTAAAATAGTTGGTTGGTATCAAGAACATGGAGAAGTTGGGCCAAGAGCATTGGGGAACCGCTCTATACTAATGGATCCCAGAATAAAAGATGGGAAAAAAATAATAAACACCGTAAAAAACAGAGAGTTTTATAGACCATTTGGTGCTTCAGTTTTGTCTGAAAATATAAAAGATTATTTTGAGTTTGAAAATAAAGATCCTTATATGTTATTCACAAATAATTTTATTGTAAATGATTTTCCTGCAATTACACATGTTGATAATACTTGCAGAGTACAAACAGTTGAAAAAGATGATGGCTATTTTAGAAAACTAATAGAAGAGTTCTACAATATTACGGGATGTGCAATAATTTTAAATACTAGTTTAAATGTTAATAAAAAACCAATTGCTGGATATCCTGAAAATGCAATTGATTTATTTTATAGTTCTCCAATAGATTACATGATAATTGGTAATACAATTTTTAAAAAATATGAGGAGGAAAACAGTGGAAGTAATTGACCTTGTAATAGGTTTTATTTGTGGAATAATTGTTGGTTATGTTCATGGAAAGCATGATAGATAATGGCTGATCCAAATCAAACACCTGACCGTGGAGATTGGGCCTGTCCATGTAGTGGCTGTCAAAAAGCAGTTAAATGGGAAAGAAAACAATTAGTTACCATAATAAAACAAATACAAAAAGAATATCTTGAATACAGGGGCAGTTCGTTTAATGAAGATGGTACTTTATTTTGGGCTAAAGATGATGCAATGACTTACTCTGAAGGTCTTGATAGAATAATTGAACTTATTGAAAGCAGAAACCCTAAGCCAAAGAGTAAATAATGGATTATAAAGAAATAATATCTAAATCATTGCAACATCATGCACCAACTGCAATAAACATGCACAAGATAGAAAATCATTTTATTATGGAAATAGATTATGAAGTTATTGTTAATGCAATAGTTGACAACCTAGATAATGCAGGATATAATATAATTAACAAGCAACAGTAGCCAAGTTGGTCAAGGCCCCGAACTCATAATTCGGTTATCGTAGGTTCAAGTCCTACCTGTTGTACTATTGGTCTGTAACTCAGTTGGTAGAGTGCCGAACTGTTAATTCGGAAGTCGCAGGATCGTAGCCTGCCAGACCAGCCAAGTCTCCATCGTCTAGTGGTTAGGACAACACCCTTTCACGGTGTAAACGAGAGTTCAATTCTCTCTGGAGATGCGCCTTCTTAACTCAGTGGTAGAGTACTCGCCTTGTAAGCGAGATGTCGTCAGTTCAATCCTGACAGAAGGCTCCAAACCTCTGTAACTCAGTGGAAGAGTGACACCCTTCTAAGGTGTAGGTCGCAGGTTCAAGTCCTGCCAGGGGTACTTTTATTTATATGTTCCGCCACGGCGCTTGTATTCTTGCACTACCCAGCCGTTAGCGTATGCTGATGGGTAAACCTTAAACTTTTTCTTCGCTGCTGCAATTACTCTTGCATACAGTTCTTTGTCTGCTGGTTCACCTTTTCTGTTTCCAATTACACCACCGTAATTTTCTTTTTTAGATAAATCAAAAACTTCTGTTAGTCTTTCTGCTCCAGGAATAAACTTACCAAAATTAATAAATAGATCAGATGCTTCTTTATTTCTGTTTACAATTGCTCTTGACCATGAAAACCCAGCATCTCCGCCCCATGCATCCCACATGATACGACCATTAGATGGATTAGATGTATTGTAAAAGTCTTTACCTTTTTTATCTACTTCGTGACGGGAGAAAAAAGAATACATTCTCTTAACTGTATCAAGAGACATTGATCTACCTGCAACAATATCACTTGCTCTTCCCCATCCTACAGGAGTTCCAGCACCAGTTGCCTTGCCATCTTCTTTCCATTTTAAAGCACGTCTAGCGGCAGCCTTCATGCCAGAATTTGGGGTATATGTATCAGCCATAACTACCATTATATCCTATGTTGTAATATAAAAATTAGTGTATTTTTTGAATATAAATATCTGCATACATCTCTTCTTGTAGTGCAAACCCAATAACATGCCAATCTATATGCTCATCCAGGAATTCACAAACAGTCTGAATAACACCATATACATTATAATATCTGTCATCATAAATGTAATCGTTAAAGCCTATAATTCCACCATCAGCAATTAATTTGTATGAATTATCAAGGTCTTTCTTGACCTGAGCATAGTTATGATCTGCATCTATGTATATGTAGTCATATTTCTTTTTAATGCTAGGAAGAACTTTGTCTGTATGACCCCGCAAAAGGGATACCTCTGGATTATCCTTAAATTTATCTTTAATGTATTCATAATGGGTGATCTCATTAAACCTATTGGACCCCTCCCAATCCCTTGACTCAAATGTATCAAGAAGGTCAAGGCTTGCTGGCTTTGCTGCAAGCAATGGTTCTGCGTAATCTCCACCAAGAGTGCCAATCTCTAAGATGTGACCACCTTTTGGAATGTGCTTAATAAATTCAAATTTGGTTGAATATAATTTTGCATTATTTAATTGATCTTGAGATATTAGGTTTTTAATTGACATGATATAAGTATATCACGCTCAATAGTGTATAATGGAATATATGGGGTATCCAAATTGGTTTGAACTTGCTGCTGTTGACTACTTTAAATTAGCCCTTCCAAAAAGATTTGCAGGAAAACCATTAATAGATTTTCTACAGATAGGTGCGTATACTGGTGATGCATCAAAGTGGATGTTAGATAATATACTTACACATGAAACTTCTTGGCTAACTGATGTTGACACTTGGTCTGGATCGGAAGAAGAAGCACATAAAGAATTTGATTGGGATGAACTTGAACAGTTCTATGATGATCGTATGTCAAACTATAAAAATGTCTGCAAGATGAAGTCACGTTCTGATGATTTTTTAAAAAATGCTGAAGAAAAACATTATGATTTCATTTATATTGATGGAGATCACACTGCAGAAGGTGTTTATACAGATGCCTATTTAAGTTGGCCCCTGCTAAAACCTTATGGGATTATGGCATTTGATGACTATCAATGGAGGCATGATTCTGGTAATATCATGCTCTCTCCAAAGCCAGGGATAGATAGATTTTTGAATGAGTTTGATGGTCAATATAAGTTGATGATTATGGATGAGCAAGTATGGATACGCAAACATGAATAAAATGCAAAACTTTGGCCCTGTTTATTTAATTAATCTTCCAGACCAAACTAAAAGACTTCACAACATTAAAAAAGAGTTTATGAAGTATGGTGTTACCAACTATAAGGTAATAGAGGCTGTAGATGGGCGTAAAGACGATTTAAGAGGCATAGTATATGGAGCCTACCCCAAACTAAGGCCAGCAGAGATAGGGTGCTTAGCCTCCCATATAACCGCCATAAAGACCTGGATAGAAGATTCCACTGAAGAGTATGGGATCATTATGGAAGATGACTGTACCTTTGATACTGTCCAATATTGGCAATGGGACTGGGATTATTTTATGGAAAATATGCCAAAGGATGCTGACATTATTCAGTTAGTTATGATTAAAGAAAATAATGTTAAGTTTTATATGCATGAAAAAGAAAAGTATAGTCGTAAGGATGTTTATCCATATGCATGGTCAACAGCATGCTATATAATTAAAAGATCTTATGCCGAAAAAATAGTAAATACATTTTTAATTGACGGAAAGTATGAGTTTACAGTAGGTAAGTACAAGGATAAACCAGCAGATGTTTTACTGTATAACCTTGGAACAGCATACTCAATGCCAATATTTACTCATTTTGTTGATACAAAAAATGCAATTAATCTAGATCATCAATCATTTCATAAAAGATCTAAGAATAATATTGATTCTTGGTGGGAAAAAAATGCAAAAAAATATCCCAAAGAAAGTTTTTTTGATGTTAAGAATGGACTTCAAAGAAAGAAACAAGGAAATATTGATCTAGTATTTAATATTTTTCATGTTAATGGAGACACAGATTCACTAAAGAGAAGGTCAATTCTTGTTCAAAGAGCAACAGACAAATTATTGGATAACTTTGACAAGATTGAAACTCCAACAATCATAATCAAAAACGAAGAAGATGTAAAGAATTTTTTTAATGGTGAAGCAATTAAAATTGATCCACTTGGCTGGGAAAAACGTGGATGGAGATTTGGTGAACTTGGAATATGGGCAAGCAATTATTCAGCATGGAAAAATTTTGCAAAGTCTGGACGTGAAATGCTTATGCTTATGGAAGATGACATAGTTCTAGATAAAGACTTTAACCAAAAACTATCTGGTTATATTTCTGAACTTCCAGATAACTGGGACTTTTTTACAGTATATATTCCCTCTTATGGGAATCGTAGAGCAAAAACACAAAAAAAACTTCTTGATGTTGGAAAACAAAATATTACAAAGGTATATCAGTCTTGGTCTTGCTTGTGTTACATAGTGAGCAAAAATGGTGTAGAAAAGTTATTAAAGCAAGTTCAAGAACCAGTTAATGGACCGATTGATCACTGGTTATTTTATAACGAAAAATTAAGTGGTTACTCTATTAGGTACGGTCTAAATAATATATGTGATATTTACGAAATGGATTCTACTATTCAATCAGGAGAATACATAAACATGTCACACATATTTAATCAATAACAAATTTATTATGATAATACTCTATTGCTGATCCTTTAGGTAACTTGTTCTTGTCAATTCCTTCTCTATTTAAAAATTGATTCCAAACCTGCAATGTATGTGCATTTTGACATGTATTAACTACCTCTTTAGCATAATCCTTAAGCCAAATCTTCTTCCATTGCCAGAAATGTATTGGGTAGAAAACTTCTGGCTGCTGTGCATGCTTTGTCAAATTAAGTTTTTTTGTTGCCTTTGTAAGTAAGTCTGGTCCAATTTCAGACCAAATTATCTTATCTTTGTCCTGTTTATTAGCCCCCAGCAGCATCATGTCAATAAGATCAGAATCCTTTGGCATTCCAAGAATACTGTTTGACAGCCTTCCAGGTTCTTCAAAACCAAATATGTAGTCTCCAAAATCCCAATCAGATCTTAAGCATATTGAGTCTGTATCTGTCCATATCAGTCCTAGTTCTTTTATCATCTTGTATCTAAAAATGTCTGCAAATGGTCCGTAAGAATTCTGTACCTTGAAAATATCAGACTCAGGTATAAATTGATTAGCGTCTGCTTTTACGACACCCTTTGGAACTTTTAGATCCATATTATAAACAAATAGGGTAATGGAATGACCGTGATAAATTATTGATGATAAAGCAGTTTGCTCTACCTTGCTTAGTGGATTACCAATCCATAAAGATCCAAAATTAATCATCATGTGCCTCTTTTATTTTTAGTATATATTTATTTGAAAAATCTTTTTTAAGTTCATGCAAAGTTTTAAAGGTTCCCTTATCGTCATGTATAAATTGTATATCAGTATTAAGTAAAGATATTGTATAGTCTGTAAAATTTAAAACATAATATGATAGCCAAAGATCATCAATTATATAATATTCTTCTGGACATTTAAAAAAGTTTGTATCAAGAAACAACTTTGCAGAACATATCAAACCACCAGTTCCAGCATAGTTTCCAGTTTCACCATCCTTAAGTTTTACCTTTTCCCAGTAATCATGTTCAAATTTATGTGCATAAAATGATTTTATATGTTTTGGGTCATACTGGTTATAGCAGTCTTGAATAAAAGAAGAAGGTAAAACTTCATCATCATCCACAAATATTATTTTTTCGTAACCCTGCATCGCTAATTCTTTTGCCATATAAAACCTTGAAAACTGTTTATATAAATTATTATAATTTTTTACATAAACATTTACTCCAAGATCTGAACCATATTTTTTAAAATAATTTAACAATTTTACATCTTGATTTTCTGCATTATTGGATATATAAAAATCAAAATCTTTTTTTGTTTGTAATTGTATTTTTGTTAATAATTTAGGCATGTTTTTTAACCTAATGTATGTACACATTATTAATGCAGTTTTAGATTTAGGTTTAATTTGATTTTGAAATATATACATAATATTACCCAAGAAAGAGAGGGATAGGCTAGATAAGCATATCCCTCCCTAAAGAATTACTTCTTCTTTGGTGCAGCCTTCTTGACAGCCTTCTTGACAGGAGCCTTCTTAACGGTTGCCTTCTTAACTGCAGCATCAACTTCTGCTACATCTGGAAGACGACCAAACGCCTTATCATTAGGGTTGAGTGCTCTCAATGCAACTGGCGCAAGCGCAGCCAATAGTGAGTAAGCAAGAGTCTTAGGGTCTGTTACCCCAGACATGTATAGTGCAAGGCCTGCACCAAGGACTGATCGTCCGTATGATGCTAGTAGTGCCTTAATTTGTTCATTCATATATTTTCCTCCTAGGATATTATATTAGTTATAACTGTAAAGCCAATCCATAAACCAATAATTCCTGCGACTCCCGCAAAAACTGGTGGTGCTGGTACTGGCAATTTGAATGCAGCAAATACTACGCCACATCCAAAACCTGTTAATGTTGATAGAAGTATTTCTTTCATATTAATCAAACTCTTTCTTTTTCCAATGTTCTTTTTTGTATCCATTCATAATATGTCTTTTGACCATATGTTTTTCTCTTCTTCTTTTCTTTTGATCAAACTCTAATGCTTCAGATTTCCAGTTTTCTCTTTTAATGAAGGTAAACTGTATAATCGGTGTACCTGCTGGAATAACCCCTTCAAAACCTTCTTTTAGTAGGAATGGAATTGGACCATCACCATTCCAGGTATCCGTATCTATTACTCCAGTAAAGGTGTGGAACGGCAAGTCAAACCTATTATTCGGATGATGATATACGGTACTATACCCTGGTGGCGTTTTTGTATCCCACATGGTATACCATTGAAATTCTGTATCATAGTATCCATCAAACTTTGGAAGAGCAAAAGGTGAATCAGTTTCTTCTTGTCTTGTTGTTATAGGTCTTTCCGTAAGGTTATTACCACCACCAGCCCAAGTATAACTAATGTCATCTCTGTTTGTTTTAGGATCTTTTCCGTTATATTGAATAACAACATCTGTTGCCAATTCCATTGTATAGCCACTTGTAAAAGAATCTAAAAATGGCATACAACTTTTAGGTCCAGGAACTAAGAAACCATTTTTTTCTTTATAAGATCCACTCATTTTTTTATACCATTCAGGAATATATTTTTTGGATGGTTGTGGATACCTATTTATATCGGAAACAATCTGACTTCTAGGAACAAAAAATACTTTTTTATTTTTCATAATTTGTGTTTTCTTCTTTTGGTAATAAAGTTTTTAACTTTTCATACTCTTCTGTTATTTTTTTCATAGAGTAATAATTTGGAGCACTTTCACCAAGAACACCACCAAACTCTTTAAAATATTTAATTTCTGGTTCAATGGTAACAATAAAATTGCTTAGCCCAGACTGTACATCCTCAATATATTTATAGGCCCAATCTCTTGAATCAGATAAAAATTTAATAAAGTTTTCCTTATGAACACTTTCATCGCTTTGTATCTTTAATTCTTCAGATTCATTTACTATTTTTTCAAGAACCATCATCTCAATAAAAAGTTTTTGATGTCTAGAACGAAGTTTATTAAAATTATATACTGATGTAAGATAAGCAACAGACATTGAAAAAAGACAAACTGACAAAATAACCGTTAAACTCATATAGTTATTACCTTTCCACACACCATGCATCCACGATATGATTTTCCTGTAAATGGGCATGAAACTTTTTCATCAAGATTGTGACCATTTTTTTTACACCTTATTGATCCAATAGCCATTTTTATCATTGACATTGCATTTACATTATTCACTATGATATTTCCTTTTTATGTATTGATACGAAGTTTCTGATTCAAGTGCTAAATTTTTCCATATTTTTTTGTTATTATCTAAATTTTCAAACACTATTTTTGTTTTTTCCTTATCCAGATTACCATACAGTATATCAGAAAAAGCCAAAGCAACGCTATCAAGAATAAAATAGTTCATCCCAGTTGCAATCCAACTATTTCCACCTCTTAATGGCATTGAACTTATTGAGTTCATTTTAATTGTTGCCATGTCATTTAAGTGACTAAAAACACTTGAACTGTTTTCATCATTAAAAAATGTTCTATTGAAATTATTTTTCCAATATTCAGAATCATCTCTTAAACTAAGAGCATAGTGTAGTCTAATAAACTCTACAAAGTTGTCATATATCTTTTTTGTAGCCTTGTTGTATACGTCTCTATCCCATTGAGAAATTTTATCATGCTGTAATGTTTTGATTAAACAGAACAAAAATTCATGAACAGTAAAAAGCCCATTACTTTCTAGTGGCTCAATAAAACCTGCAGCAAGACCAATTGCAACTACATTTTTGACCCAAGTACGTTTATGAATACCAACTCTCATCTGTATATTCCTAAACTCTAGGCTTTCAACTTCTTCTTTTGTTCTTGGTATTTTTAACTCTGTCATTAAGTATTTCTTAAATTCTTCAAGTGCATCTTCATGTGTTGTATACTTATCAGAATATACATAGCCAGAACCTAATCTAGAAAAAAGAGGTATATTCCAACACCAGCCATTTTTTAGGGCTGTGCATCTTGTAACATTTTCAATTTCAATTTCTGGTTCCTTATACTGTATTTGTGTTGCCCATGCGTTTGTATTAGGAAGTAGATCAGTATAAGAAATAAATTCTTCATTAAGAGTTTTGTCTAATAATAAACTTTTAAACCCAGTGCAATCAACAAATAGATCTGCAGAAACAGTTGTTCCATCCGACAAGAATAACTTATCTACACCATTGTCGTTTGTGGTAATTTTTTCTATAGTTCCTACAATTTGCTTAACATTTTGTGGCAAACAATAATTATTCTTTAGCCAATCTGCAAACTTTATTGCGTCAAAATGTAATGCAGTATTAAGAGTTTGTGTAAAATTACCATAATGGTTTTTATCAGTTAGCCTATTATGTTTAACTAGGTGTGCTGCTGGAAAATATGACTCTGCAAAATCTGTAACTGGTATAGTTTTATCTAAATTTTTTCTTGCCATCCAATCATCTAAAGATGATCCTTCTTTAGTAAAGGTAGGCGCTCCAAAAGGATAAATGAAATCTGGCTCACCAGATTCTTTATAAAAATTTCTAAATTGAATTGCAAGTTTTACTGTAGCATTTGTATATTCAAAAAATGATTCTCTGTCAATTCCTAAATACTCAAGATAATGGTTTATGCCTTCGTATGTACTTTCTCCAACCCCAACTCGTGGAATATCATTGCTTTCAAGTACATAAATATTTTTTTCAGGAAAAGATTTTATTAGTATTGCTGCTGTCATCCATCCTGCAGAACCACCACCAACTACAACAATATCTTTCATTTAACTGCCTCTCTTGTAACCAAAACAATTGCACCATTTTGCTCTAATGCTTTTTTTACTCTTGCAACATACTCAACAGCCTCTATTTTTTCATCATGAGCCATAGGTAAAAAATCCATTTCATTAAGTTTAATAGTTAAAAAACTATCATTGTCAATAATTTGAACACCAAAATTTTTTGGAGGAATGATTGAGTGTACAGCCTTACGCATATCATATGTATACATTATTGTTCTTCCATTTTAGAATAATTAAACAAATCTTCTAAAGATTCAAAACCAGTATCATTTTCAATTTCAAGAGAGTTAAGAAGAATGTTCCAAGTTTCTTCAATATATCTTTTTGCTAGTTCGGTTGGTATGACTAATTCTGAATCAATTAAAAAAGCAAGGGGCAACCCTAAATCATTATAAGATATAAAATCTTGAAATGTTTTTTCATGCTTATGATTAATCCATAAATCGGCAAGTATTTCACAAATACTTTCAAACGGTGTTAATTCATTTCCGTTGTCAGAGATTTCCACACCTCACCCCATTTTTCTTTTGTCTTGTGTTTGTTGAACTCCCTAGAGATTTCTCCACCTTCTAAGTATACACCACCCCAAACACCCCACTCTTTGCCAGATACACCATTAGCAAAACATATTTTTGCAACTGGACAGGATTCGCAAAAATTATCTATGTTGAATCTTAAATCAATATCATCTTCATATTTATCAAAATATAAATCAGTTTCTAAACCAAGACACTTGGCTTCATCTTTCCATAAATGCTGCTTCACTAGTTACTCCTTGTATTTATTCGGAATATCCCAGCCATTACTATTTAATACATAAACTTTGTTTAGGTACCATTCACCATTAATTCTAATTCCTTGAGGGGATGTTCTGGCAATGTCTGTTTTCTTAAGATCCATTACGTTCCATCCATCCCAGCGAAGATTACGATTCTTCTTGACAATTGCTTCCATTGTTTCTAATTTATTTATAATCATTTTATATCCTTAGTATCTGTAAATTCCGACTTCAATATTTTTGAGTTCGGCTAATGCGACTAACTTTGAAAGTGGTTCTTTTGGCTTGCTTAAAAATGCTAAATGATTTACATAATCAATGTTTTCTTCAACATAAGAAGGCGGAACCTTAAAAAATTTAATCTTTTTTCCTCTTGACTTCATGCCTCTTTCAGAAAGATTAGAAAATTCTGAAACCATTGAGTTAATTTTTGCAGGACCAACAGAATATATTAAAAATTCTTTATCTTCTTCTTGCATAGCAGACATAGCGACTCCCATTGCACGAAGAAAAACCTGGTAATCGTTAAATTCTTTTGTTCCCTGCACTACTACTATCATCATCATTTCCATTCTTTAAGTTGTCCAATATAAACAACATCTTATCAATATCTCTTTTTGACATATTGTTTGTATCAACTGGTTCTGTTGTATCTATATTTACATTTCCACCAATTGCTTCTGCACAATAAAATATATTATTGCTTACCCAATATGCTTTCCCCTCTATGAAAATTACCTTTACACTGTTTTTCTCTGCATGTTTTAATGCTTGAGACTTTTGCATAGGCCTTTCGTATAAATTTTTTGGAAGAAAGTTTTTTATCATGATATGTATACTGCTTTGGCTATATACCATACCTGGAAAAATTTTTACTTTTCTTCCTCTATAAATTATATAGGAACTAAGGCACAATGTCAATAGTACAAGCAAAAAATATTGCACATCATGACCTTTTATTCAGACTTTTTGTTTTTTGGTTCTGGTTGAACTTTAGTTGTAACTGCCCTATTAATCATTAGTTGTGTTTTCAAAAGTTCAAACTCAAGATCCGAACTTTTTTGCTTATAAAAAACAATTAGTTGCTTAAGTTCTTCAATTGTTAAATCATTCATGCTCTACCCCTTTTTTATTTTGTAAACTGACTCAAATCAAAAATTGTTCCGCCCCATACGGTTTTGTAAACATTTTTTCCAATTGACGCATCATATGCATCCATTAAGTCTGGTTGTGCATTCATGTTAGGCATATCTTCAATTGACATCTCTGGCTCCGTTGGGAGTGGATCAATTGGAATATACAAACTCATCATGCATGCTGTATATAGTCTTGTTGCTTCCCAAAATCCTTCTTCTTCTTGCTCAAATAATTGAATCATTACAGCAGGATTTTCTGGTGTCGCTTCAAGAGTATATTCTCCACCAGGAACTCCAAGCATTCCTTCACGCATAACATGAACTACTTGTCCAACATGAAACTCTTCATCTCCACCATGTGCAGTCATGGCAAAATCGCCTTCTTTAAGATTAGGCATTGCCTTGCCAATATTACCCTCACTACGGTTTATTGCATAAATTTGTGCTGCTGCTTCTGCTCTTGTGTCGTGGCATCCCATTACTTCTCCACCCTCTTTAACTGCAGGGTAGCCAGAACAGCCGTATGAGCCCTTTGCTCCTACTTTATATGGCATGATGCCTCCTATTGTCTAACATGATTATAGCAGATTACTTAACCAAAAGTCTTTTAATTTCAGACAGGCTTAATTGAAGTTCTTTTGGTATTTTTACAATCTCATCATCAATAAAAGCCTTATCTGTAAGGGTAACCAATGGGTTATCAGTAAGCATTTCTATGTTTAAAAAACCCTTTTCCCATAAAGCCATAATATCTCTGTTTACCTCTGTCATGTGTTGCTCATATAGTTTTGGCATTACCTCTTTAATTTTAGGACTAAAAGAGTATAAAGGCTCTCCAGTTATAGAGTCAATTGCAGCAATCTCTACTGCACCACTTAAGATTAATTCATCAATAGTTTGATCAATTGGATCCATTTTTGCCTTCTATAAAGTTAATGAAATCTTCTCTTGTTGGAGGTGCGCCAGTAACTCTTCTTACTTCTTTTCCATCTTCAATAACGATAAAGGTTGGCACTCCACGAACTTCAAAACTCTTACAAAGTTCTGGATTATCATCAGCATCAATTATTTGAAAATTAACAAAACCTTCTCTTTCTAGTTCTTCTGCTATTGGCTTAATTCTTTTGCATGGATTACACCATTCGGCAGTAAAATACATTACATGTTTCATTATTTTCCAGACTTCTTTCTGGCTTTAGCAAGTGCATCAAAGTCTTTAACTTTTGTGTCACCCATATATCCCCAAGCATATCCATCATTAATCATCTTATCATTAACAGACTCTGTGTCTCCATTAACATAAAGCCAACCAAGAATACGCCCATATTTTTCTGATGAGTCCATCTTCTCAGTTTTAATAATAACAGACTTTGCATCCTTTAAATGCTTCTTAAGATATTCTTTTGATTCAAGACCAAGTGCTTTCTCGGCAATATCCTTTGTGCGAGACTCAGGGGTATCAATACCAGCCAGTCTTACACGAGATGCAAATAGGATATCAAAACCCAGATCAATAAGAACGTCAATGGTATCCCCATCTACGACATTCTCTACTTTACGAACATAATATTCATACATACGATTAGCCAACTCTCTTTGGTTTTACTTTATTATGATTAGCATAATATGGACCTAGGTCAGCCTTAATGCGACCATCTTTTCTTAACTTAACAATTCTGCCATCTTTAATTTGCGTAGCATTAAATGGATGCTTATTATTGCCCATTTTCTAGTCTCTTTCTTTCATCAATTATTTCAACCATAAACTTCATGATTTTGTCATATCCCACAGCATTATCTACTACCTTATTGTAATGATGACTACAAAATAGCAGTTCGCCAGAGTTTCCAATTACCTTTACGTATGCTTGAGCAGAACATCTATCACAACGATCTGTTGCGTCTAAAAGCCATACTTGCTCTTCTTGTTCAATCATTGTATTCATATTGTACTACTTCTTTCTGTTGTCTGTGGAATAAAATCCAGAACCATTAAAAAGTACCCCTGGCGATTGCCATTGGCGTTGCATTGTTTGATTACAACACACAGGCTCAGTGCTGTCGCCAAAATCTCTTTTGTATTCAACAGTACTAGAGCACTGTGTGCATTTGTAATCATATATAGGCATTATTGTTCCAAAATTTGCTTAGATATTTCGTCAATTGGTCTATCGTGAATGAAGTTAACAATTGAATATTTAGTTCCATTTGTTACTTTATTTTCTTTATATGAATATAAGAAGTTAGATGGAAATAGTAAAAGTGTTCCCTTTTTAGGCTTAATTTTTAAATTAAAGTTAACAAATTCAATCTCTCCACCATCATAATCATCATTTAAATAAAGAATTGCACACATTGATCTACCAGTTTGTGTGCCTCCACCATAACTAAGTTGACGTTCTTCACCATCTTCAAACTTTAAAACAAAAGAATCTTCGTTTATGTAAAATCCTTCATTAACTCCAAAATGAAAATTATATCCAAAAACAATTATTTGAAGTATTTTTGTATACCTTTTTAGTATTTGGTTTATTGAATCACTGTCTTTAGACATTTCATTTAAAGACGCAAAAGAATCTAGATTGTAATAATTTTCTAATTCAAAAATAGTTTCTTCTGAATCAGCCCAAATTCCTTGATAAGAAGATATGCCAGGTCCTTCTAAATCTTTTGGCAATAAAAATTCATTTTTTGAGTTAACCATACTTAATTAGCCTTTAATGCCTTAAAAGTAATAACATCTACAATGCCATCAACCTTTAACTTATTAGATGCTTGAAATGCTTTTACAGCCTTTTCGGTACCTGGACCAAAATCACCATCTGCCTTAAGATCAAGAAGTGTTTGAACATTCTTAACTGCTTGCCCCTTTGATCCCACCTTTAATGTTTTAAATGCTGCAGGTGCTGCCTTTTTTGCGGGAGAAGTTGTTGCTGCTGCAGGTGCTGCATCACGCTTTGAAAGCAATGGTGCATTTTCTTCACCAGCATAAACTGGACGACCCCAACCAACAACTGCATTCATCAACTTCTTCTTGTTATCTTTTACATAACCACGAGTCTTTTCAACACACATTCCGCCATTGCGTTGGTCCCCCTTAGCAGTTCCTGAAGTGTTTCCCTCAATAACTTGGATAGTTCCATCGCCATTGTTCTTAATGCAAAGACCTACGTGTGAAATACGATTTACGCCATCTTCTGGGAAATCAAAATAAATCCAGTCTCCTGGAGTTGGATCGTCATTACGAGCATCTGCCCAACGACCTTCTTTCTTAAACTGATCTGATGCTGCAACTGTTGATGCTGACTTAGGGAACTTTGCAACCCCTGCTGTCATTGCACACCAAGAAACAAATGACTGACACCAAGGTTGGAAGTTTACTTTCATCCATGCGCCATACTTTGTTTCGTTATCTTTTGGACCTTCAATAGTTCCAATTTCTTTCTTTGCAACCTCAATGATTGCCTCTACCGAACCTTTTACTGCCATTATTCCTCCATCAAGTAAATGGGCAGTTTATCAGCGTACCCAGGCTGTATCAATAAAATTTATTGATTCTGTATTACTATTATATCCTAAAGATTACTTTTTGGCAACCTTGATGTCAATAGTTTTTGGCTTCTTTTCTTCAGGAACAATACGATCTACATTAATATGCAGCATACCATCCTTCATTTCTGCTCCAGTTACTTCCATGTATTCACCAAGAGCAAAAGATCGTGTGAACTTACGACCAGCAATTCCCTTGTGAACAATCTCAGCATCTGTTACTTCAACAATTTCACCCTTAATAATAAGTGTTCCATTGTCCACTGACACATCAATATTATCTTTGCCAAACCCTGCTACCGCAATAGATAGCCTGTATGTATCTTCATCTAGTTTTAGAAGATCATATGGAGGGTATGACTGTGAATTGATCTTGTGTGCATTGTTAAGACGGCCTAACTCTCTGTTAAAGCCAATAAAAAAAGGATCATTAAATAGATCCATTGCGAATTGTGTTACCATTTTTATTCCCCTTTCAAGCGAATAAGTTAGTGCACCCCCATTTGGCAGGTGCACTACCTATTATACACTACTTTGAAATGTACTGGTAATTCGCTGACTTTGGCAAACTAGAAATAAACACATTCCAATTTGTTGAATCATTTTTTGCAACAGCAAGGGATGCTGCAATTGGAGTAGCAATTGATGTTCCTGTGACTGTAATATCCCATCCACCATATGCCTTTACATCTGCATCTCCTCTAGCAACCAAGTCTAGTCCAGGACCAACATTTGTATAGTTTGCCAATGCTGTATAGGATGACTCAGGGTAAGGCTTAGTTGATACAGTTGGACGAAGTGCTCCAACACCTACAACTCCATCAACACATGCAGGAAAACCTACTTGATTCTTTCTTGAATCATTTCCTGTAGCAACAAATGTTGCAACGTTTTGAGCATTAAGATTCTTTACTGCTGACTCAAAAACTAAATCTTTTGGACAAGTTCCAGCAGTGAAGTTAACTCTTGATTGGCTAATTGAAACTGCCTTAATGTTAAACTTTGCAGCATTATTTGATACCCACTCAATTGCACGTGACAAAGACCTTCCATCATTGTGCATAGCACTAAATGTAGGATAAACGTTAATGTCAGAGATACGGATAAATACAATCTTTACAGAAGGATTTGCCAATACTGCTGCCTGTGAAACATTGAAGCCGTGATCAATACCCTTTACATTCCAATCATTAACCATAGCAGAACCTTTTCCTTCTTGAAAAGAAGTTCCATTTGGGCATGTCTTTAGTGTAAAGCAAACTTCATAAACCACATTTGCATTTTTTGAAGAATCAATCGCTGTATCAATAATTGCAATTGTATCTGTTGGTGCTGCCTGAACTGGTTGAATTACAACAAAGCCAAGCATTACTGCTAATAGTCCCACTACTTTTTTCATTTTATTCCTTTTCTATTTTTACGATATCATCAATCTGACGACATGTTGGCATGGGTCGCCACCTGCTTCCCATTCCTCTTGCTCTTCTTCCCCCATGTATTCGTATCCACCATCATGAGTATTGCAGTATGGCGGTGTTACCCAACCTCTTTCAATACCGTTTTCAAGCCAGATACCAAACTCTTGTTCTTCTGGAGATAAATCTTCTTCGTGTGAATGATTCATATTATAAGTATACCCCTAAACACTCACAACGTCAACTGGACCCATGCATGATGGGCTAAATTTAATTGCTGAATTTACAGCGCCCACCACTCGTTTTCTTGCATCTTTTGTTTTTTCTGTAGCATTTAAATATCCATAGGCATATTCTGCACCTGAACCCATAGCCAAATACGGCAAGGTATATTTAGATAAAGACATATCTGCAGAACTATGCTCATATATATTTCCACGAACTGCAATAATTAAACCAAGGTCTCCATCTTTAGATGTATCTACCCAAAAATCATTATAAAAATTTTTAAGTTGTTTGATAAATTTAGTTTGCATAAATTTGTCAGTGTCTTTAATGTCTGGAACATAAGGATTAAAATTATAACGAATACGCTCACCATCCATAGCACCTGCATAACCAATTAAATAAGGTCCTAGTTTCCAAACTTTTGGACTAGACAATGCTAAAATTGTTCCATCGTCAGATGCACCACGATCACCAGCCATGTAAACCTTATTATTTATTTCATCACGAACAACTGCAATACAAGTCATTGCTCCACCCCTCTTATATCAATTATACATCATTGAACTGACAAATTCAACTATATCAAATTATTTTTTATTTCAGATAATATTAACTTATCCATCTTTAATTTTTTAAAAACCTCATAGCGATCCGACAAAGGAAGATTTTTTCCTTGCCATTCTGGTGCGGAAACACAGTCTGCCATATATTTAAATAATCTATCATTTAATTTAAATCCAACTAAATCAATACTTTTGTTTGTTTCTGTTGTAAGATAAAACAGTGGTTCATTTTTTTCAATAACTAAGTTTCCTTTTGGCTTCCACATTTGTACCTCAAGGGTATAAGGCCTAAACCATTTTGAAACATCAAAGGATCCTGAAATAACAGTTCCAAATTTTGTGTATTTGGGTTCTGTTAAAAATGGAGGAGTAAAAGTTAAATCTATTGTTTCTTCAGAAAAAAATATAAACCCCATTTTAAGAAAAAGAACTGGCTTATTCTTTAGTGTTGGAGGTCTCATTAACTGAAGTTGTGGCTGTTTGTCTAAAACTGAATCAATAATTGAATTTTTTTCATCAGTAAAATCATAAAAATAATTTATGCTAACTGGACTTTTAAACACATGGGTATTTTTAAAATAATTACTTGAAGCAGGGCAGGTAAAAAAATGACCATTTTGACCCATATCTTTACTTTTATCTTTTGCTAATTCATACATTAAGGTTTCTGGCTTTAAGTAAAAGGACTTAATGTCTTCTTCATTTATTAGTTCAGGCTCAAAGACTGGTGCCCAGTAAACAGTAATTGTGTTTTTTTTACTCATAAACCCCTCTTAAAACTTTTATATTTAAAGTATATCAGTTTTAAAAGGGGTTGTCAAAGAGTTTATATTATGACTGCTTATCTACTTTAGAAAATGCAGCATTGATTTCTGCAGCACTTAATTTTCCATCATCTAGGAATGATCTTGCTAGTCTTTCAACGACAGTTGCTACTCCTAGCAATCCCGCCATTGTTACTGCTGTAACTGTAGAAATACCAACCACTGCACCTGCACCAATGACTGATAGTCCTGATGCTGCAAATACTGCAACAATTCTCAGAAAAATATTCCAAAGATTTGTTACTGCTGATGAACCAAGAACTTCTTCTCCTGTGGTAGGATCAACAACTGTTAGGTCTACTTCTTTTTTTCTTGCCATTATTCTTCCTCCTTATTTCTAATTGGACTAGTTAAAATCCAAAGTGCGGTAGTTGC